ACATGCAGCAGCAGCCTTCTCCAGATCGTGATCCTGATATTGCTGGTGAATGGCGCAAGATCTTTATTCCAGAGCCTGGAACGATCTGGGGTTGTAACGACTATTCTCAGCAGGAACCTCGCTGGACGACACACTTCGCAGCCGTGATGGATTTGCCCAAGGCGAGAGATGCTGCTCTGCGATATCAGAACGATCCGTCAACCGACAACCACGAGATGATGACGCGTCTCATTCATGGTGACGCAAAGGTCGATGCTTGGCTGGCCGAGAAGTCGCCGAACTTCAAGGTGAATCGAGGTTACTCCAAGAACATCTTCCTCGGATTGTGCTATGGTGAAGGCGGCGCGAAACTCTGTCACGACATTGGCAAGCCAACTCGCTGGGCGCATATCTCTGGATGGGGCCAGCGCCGAGTCATAGAATATTTCGAGAATCGTCATGAAGCCATGCGATACAAGATGGAGAGTGGAAAAGGCTACATCAAGGAGATGGCTGGAGAAGAAGGTCAAGAAATTCTTGATAACTTCAACACAGAAGTTCCATACGTTGGATTGCTCGCTTCCAAAGCTACAGAACGAGCTGAGCAGAACGGGTTTGTTCGCACTGTCCTTGGTCGTCAGCTGAATTTCGAGCGTAAAGACGACGGAACTTATGACTACACCCACAAAGCCCTGAACCGAATCATTCAGGGTTCATCTGCAGATCAGACCAAGCTGGCTCTTGTCGAACTTGATCGTGCTGGTCACTATATCCAGCTTCAAGTCCACGACGAGATGGATGGTTCCTTTGCGTCGACTAAAGAGGCCAAAGAAGCGGGCGACATCATGAGAGATTGTGTTCTCACGCGCTGCTCTCCTTGGGTTCCTTTCAAAGTCGACACTGAGTGTGGTCCTTCATGGGGAGAGGTTAAGAAAGTATGATGGAGATAGATGTCCACGAGTCTGATCTCATCAAGAGAACATATGTATTCACGATCATTCGTGAGACAGTGTATCTTGAATATATGTATCGCATGGAACGAGAAAGCACCAGACATAAATTCAAGATAAACATGAACAGATCATACAGTCGGATACATAAGCGTGATCATGGTGTCAGAGAAGAGCCAGAAGTTCCGATTGAAGTATCCAGTCAAGCAGTCTGGCACTATCGTCAACAAGTCACGTTCAAACCTTGGAAGGACAACTACAAATGAAGTGGACACAGAAGACTATCGTGGTCTGGGCTCGAAAGACCTTCGGGTATCACGGGCCGCTGCCGATCGCTATTCGTGGCAACAAGGAGATGAGCGAACTGCTCAGCTCTTTGCAAAATCTCAGCGGTGCTGAGAGTGCGAAGATCTGTGCTATGGAAGCAGCAGATGTCACAATCTTCATGCTTCAGATCGCTGAGAACCTCGGCTTCGATCTGATGGAACTCGTCCAAGAGAAAATGGACATTAACGAAGCCAGAACGTGGACTCTGGCAGATGACGGGAGTCACCAGCATGTGTGAACATCATCTCATGCTCATGCGTATTGCTTGGGCGCACTCATCGATGAGTCATGATCCATCGACAAAAGTCGGTGCCGTGATCGCCTCAGAAGGAAAGATTGTGTCGTGGGGATACAACCATGTTCCTGATCGTATTCCTCACACGATCGAGATGCTGAAGAATCGCGAATGGAAATACCCAAGAGTGATCCATGCAGAGCAACATGCCTTGTCGAACTTCGATTCGTCGAACTTCAAGAACGCTGTGATGTATGTGACGCACCATCCTTGCGAGAGATGTGCGGCGCAGATCATTCATGCCGGAATCACTCAGGTGTTCACTCACAAAGTCGCTCCAGATATGATTACTCGCTGGCCTGGAATGATCACAGCCGCGGACATGTTCTCTGAAGCTGAAGTTTCTGTGAACTTTCTAGAAAACTAACCATTGTCTCGGCCACCTCTGGCCGCTATGGTAAAAAGCCAACTGCAAATTCAGGACATCACCATGCAATATCATGACGTTCACCAAGTCTACTATCTTGGTGCTGGAGACCCGTATGTCTTCACCGAGCAGAAGCGTGACTATGGAAAAGTCGCCGAGCGAGCCAAGGGAAAACGTGTCCTGGACTTTGGGGCTCATTGCGGCTTTTTCAACGTGTTCATCTGCCGGAACTATCCGCCTGACAGCATTATCTCCGTCGAACCTGATCCGCGAGCAGAGGAGGTTCTTCGGAAGAACATTCGTGGTGATACTGAACTTCACATGGCCGCTGTCGTCGACCACGATTTCCCGGACTTGTGCATCCCTCTTTACTTGGGCAAGACGTTCTCTGCTACGAATTCGGTTGAACCGTTCAAGGGCCGCGCCTCCGTGGAAGTTCCTGTTATCCATTTCCAGGAACTCCTGCGGACAGGAGTTCAGTTCATCAAGTGCGACTGCGAGGGAGGCGAGTATTCACTGAACTGGGATCATCTGCCTGATAGCGTTGAGACGATCGCTATCGAGTTCCACTTTCACCGGCCTGACTGGGAAGAAAGCATGAACATGATTGACGATTCCCTGATCGAGCAGGGTTTCACTCATGTGAAGAAGCCCAAGCTGAACACCTTCCAGAAGATCAGCACAGGCCTCTATGTCAGAGGCTAGTATGAAGAGCGTTCTGGTGTCTGCGTTAGCGACACTGGACGCTGTCTGTATCGAAAGCCCCATGACAGGCCTCGGTATTCCTGACGTGAATTTTATTGGAGGATGGTTCGAATGCAAGAACCTCGATGCTTGGCCCAAGGGAGCGGATCAGAACCCAGTCAGGTTCAAACACCCGCTGACGAAAGAGCAGGGAGTCTGGCTATATCGTCGGAGCAGAGCGGGCGGGCTGGCGATGGTGGCGGCGAAGGTTTCTCGTTCATGGTTCTTCTTCGACGGCCTGTGGATCAAAAACAGGTGGGGACTGATGACGCGTCCGGAAATGATGGCGGAAGCGGAACTCTACATGGCGAACGGTCTGGAGAGGCAGAGACTTCTGGACTACATCTCACAGCGATCGAAAGGGTAACGATTCTACGCAGACGTCAGGGTTTGTCGATCGACATGGAGAGAATCAGCAACCCCACAGAGTTTGCTGAAACTGATGTTGAACTATCAGAAACTGAGGCCTGCTTTCTGATCCGTCGACGCCTCGGAAAAACACAGAGGGAATGCGCTGAAGAACTCGGAGTCAGCAGATTCTGGTTCAGCATGATGGAACAGGGCAAGGCTCCTCATAAAACTCTCGTAGAGTATTGGAGCAGATATGCAGGGTGACAGCAAGCGTTCAGTAGAGTTCCTCAAAAAGTGGAATCCAAACGGACCGTGGGTTCTCACGAGCATAAGCACCGATCGGAAAGGCATCACGACAACTACGTTCTCGAGCAAACAGGAGAAAGAGGCTTACTCCTGGATCGAGAAATACAACGGCGATCGGAATATCTATTTCCATGTCAACTCTGTGAAGGGCAACCTCACGAGTAAGGCGAACAAAGAAGATATCGCTTCCGCTGAGTGGCTGCATATTGATATCGACCCCGCAGATGGTCAGGACCTTCAGGAAGAACGTGCTCGCGCCTTGGGCATGTTGACAGATCGTTTGCCGAAGGGTCTACCTAATCCAACCTGTATCATATTCTCTGGCGGCGGATATCAGGCGTTCTGGCGTCTGAAGACTCCGGTGAAGATCGATGGTGATACAAAACTCGCCGAGGATTTCGAACTCTACAACAAACGCCTCGAGCAGATCTTTGGTGGTGACCACTGTCACAACGTCGATCGAATCATGCGACTTCCTGGATCGATCAATGTTCCTGACGCAAAGAAACGCAAGAAAGGTCGAGTCGAGGAACTTGCTGTTCTCTTGCAATTCACAACGAACAGCTACGAGTTGTCGGAGTTCAAGAAAGCTCAGGCTGTCCAGACCGCTGGACCTTCTCGCGACGGTGGTGAATACGGTGTCACTGTCGATATTCCAGGAAACGTCGAGAAGATACAAGATCTATCAGAACTTGATCAGTGGAACGTGCCAGATCGAGTGAAGGTGATTGTTGCCCAAGGGATGCACCCTGATCAGCCCAAGAAGGACGATAACTCCCGCTCTGCTTGGGTGTTCGATTGCGTTTGTTCTCTGGTCCGCTGCAACGTTCCTGATCATGTGATCTACGCTCTTTTGACCGATCCTGACTGGGGCATTTCATCGTCGGTCATCGAACTGAAGGGTGGAGCAGACAGATATTGTCGGAGACAGATTAAGCGAGCGAAAGAGTATTGTGAGGATCCGAACCTCACAATGATGAACGATCGTCACGCAATCATTGGAAACATCGGTGGGAAATGTCGCGTGATTGAAGAGATCACGGATGATATCCTGCACAGGACGAGAATTACTCTCTCATCCTTTGAAGATCTGCGTAATCGTTATTCAAACATCATGATCCAAGTTGGCACGACCGACAAAGGTTTGCCGATTATGGTTCCTCTTGGAAAGTATTGGATCAACCACAAGATGAGGAGGCAGTTCGATACGATGAAGTTCATGCCTCAGGGAGATCAGCCAGGAGTTTACAATCTGTGGAGAGGCTTCAATGTTGAACCAGTTCCTGGAGATTGCTCACTGTATCTCGCACATATCCTGAACAACGTGTGTTCAGGAAATACAGCCTACTATGACTATCTCATCAAATGGATGGCGAGGGCAGTTCAGAACCCTGCTTCTCCTGGAGAAGTTGCTATCGTTCTTCGAGGTGGGAAGGGAACTGGTAAGTCCCTTTTCGCCACCATGTTCGGCAGACTATTTGGGAGACACCATCTTCATGTCGCGAATCCGTCGCACCTTGTTGGGAACTTCAACGCTCACCTACGGGACGTCATCCTACTTTTCGCCGACGAGGCTTTCTTCGCTGGCGACAAAAGACACGAATCTGTCCTCAAGATGCTCGTCACAGAAGACAGTATCCCAATCGAAGCCAAAGGAGTCGACACCGAACCCTACCCGAACTTCGTTCACCTGATCATGGCCGCGAATGACCCTCATGTCATTCGTGCTACTGGAGACGAACGTCGTTACTTCATGCTGGACATGGGAGAGAAGAATAAGCAGGACAAGAAGTTCTTCAAGGCTCTGATTGAACAAATGGAGAACGGAGGCTTCGAAGCCCTTCTCTACCATCTCCAGACCATTGACCTGAAAGGCTTCGAAGTTCGCGATGTCCCTGACACCTCGGCGCTTCAGGAGCAGAAGCTGCTTTCCATGGGCATCGATGAAGAATGGTGGTTCCGTAAACTCCAGAACGGGAGAATTCTGGATCAGGATGCCCAATGGCAGAGAGATATTCCCTGCGACGCCGTGACTCACGATTTCACGATGTATGCTGAGAAGTGGAAGTTCTCACGCCGCGGAAATGAAACTGCCCTCGGCCGCTTTCTTTCACGAGTTTGCCCTCATATCGGCAAAACTCAAAGAAGGATCACAGTCGAAGAGCAGGACGATAGAGGGATGGTTCATAGGGTTGCTCGGAGAGCGTATTTCTATGATTTTGGAACATTAGATTCTTGCAGAGAGTCTTGGTCGAAGATCTACGGACATATCGATTGGCAAGATCCTGTTCAACTCGATCTTGACCAACCTGAAGACCCATTTTGAATTTGTCATAGGCTTTATCAGAGCGCATACTGTATAAAGCAGCTAAGGAGGCTACCATGAAGAGCAGTATTGGTGATCTGATTGCAAAGGCAGAGCTCGAGTTGGAAATTATCGAGATCTGCACCAAACATCTCGAGAAATATCGTGAGCAGAAGACTTCTGGCGTCACTGGGCCGAAGATCGATGCTGCGATGCAACTCGGTCAGGCGATGGTTGATCGCCGGAAGATCTGTCAGACGATCATCGATTCGAAGACTATTCTCAACATCATTTATGGTGTCGCGTGATGGCTGACCTGATTTCGCGCGACACCGCGCTGAAAATATACACTGATTGGACGATTGACCCAGAGGAGGCTATCGTCAAACTGCGCGCTATCCCCGCCATCGACCCCTCCGCGATCCGTGAGGCAGCGCTGAGAGAGGCGGAGAGAATTGCAGAATATCACGCAGGCCGGAACTGCACCGCGTCTGATGTATTGCTGGATATACGCCGCGCCCTGATCGGAGAAAAGAAATGACCGCACCGAAACGCTACCGCAAGAAACCTGTCGTCATTGACGCTATCCAATGGACAGGCGACAACCTCCGCGATGTGATCTGCTTCACAGATGGACCGCCAGACACTCGCACAAACCACGCGGGGATGATGTGGGAGAAGTATGAAGATTTGGTCCAGCGCGAGGGGCTTAAAATCTACACGCTTGAAGGCGCGATGAATGCCAACATTGGCGACTACATCATCAAAGGCGTTAAGGGCGAGTTCTACCCGTGCAAGCCCGACATTTTCGCCGCCACATATGATCCCGCCGACCTCGCCGCCCTCGCAGCGGCTAAGGCGGTGCAGTCGTGATCTTGAAACAGATATTTCTCACCAGAGCAGGTGTCAATAAGAGGGTTGCGTTCGAACGCGCTCACTCTGGCACTCATGATTTCGTGGCTGTTCTATGCTCGATATCTGGTGAGCCATTCGGCTACTCTTGGGTCGATAAGCCCAAAGAGATGGAATACAGCGATGTTCGGTTTCGTATCGAGAAGGTGCGAAAAGGACAACCGCTGTCGCTATCCCCGCACTTGGGTCAGGTGCATAAACAAGGAGACTACCGATGAAACTTCTGTTCTCGATCTTTATGACTTTTGTTCTGATGGCCCTCACGTTCACCGTTCCTGCGATGGCCGATGCTCCGGCGGGCGCTGCCTCCGCAAACTGCGACATCACGCAGTTCACGCCGATCATGTCGGCTGATGGCACGACCATCCTCTACTGGAACAATCCGACGTGCAAGAACCCCTCGCCGATCGCCGAGTGCGAGCGCGATAACTCGTGCAGTAATTCGTGACGGTTTGAACGACAGAAGGGTGACTTATGGTCACCCTTCTTTTCATATATGGAGGGTGACCCTTGCAACCGATGCTCGCAGGCAAATTCGTTGAGAAGCACATAGAGAGGCTTCTTCCGATGTATGGACAGCTGAAACTCGATGGAATTCGTGGTTTCACTCATCAGGGTTATGCGAAGACTCGCAGCCTCAAGCCAGTCCGGTCAACCCAAGTGCAGAGCATTATCGCTCACAATAAACAGTTCCTTGAAGGACTGGACTATGAGATGATCTGTGGAGATCCTACCGCCCCGAACTGCTACAACAGAACTGACTCGTCAGTTATGTCCTTCGGGAAGCCGGACGAAGATCTCCACTTCTACGTGTTCGATATATGGGATTCTGTAGATCCATATGAAGAACGTCTTCGTCAACTCGAAGAACTCGACTTCTCCAAAATGGATGGAGATGGCAAAGGCCGCTTCACAGTGCTGGAGACCAAACTTCTGTGGACCATGAAAGACGTCTACGAGTATCGCGATGAACAGATCTCCCTTGGGCATGAAGGAATCATGCTGCGCTCGCCTCATGGATATTACAAATTCGGCAGAGGAACTCCGACTGAGGGACAGTTGATCAAGGTCAAGGATGGTCGTTGGGTCGTGACCGAAGCAAGAATCACAGGCTACAAAGAGTTGATGTCGAACCAGAACGAAGCGACCACGAATCTGCTCGGTAGAACAGAGCGTTCTGGACACCAAGAGAATCTCATTCCACAAGGAGTTCTCGGCGCGTTCACTGGTGAAGGTGTCTTCCCAGAGGAGGACTCGCTCGACCAGCGGCTCTGGGGCAAGCCTTTCGAGACTTCTGTTGGCGGCGGGCTAGATGACACAATGCGAATCGACTTCTGGAACCGACGCGAAGAGATGATCGGTAAGACCATGAAGTTCAAATTCTTTACCGGAGGCATCAAGGATCGACCGAGGTTCACTGCCTTCGTTGGGTTTCGAGACTCTGACGATATGGATCCACCCAAACAGATGGAGTTGTTTTGATGATCTCAATCGATAAGAACGGGGTCGGGCGAACTGTCGGAAAGCTTCCAAGCGGATATCGTTCGCAGAAGATTGTGATCGACAGGGCTGATGTGGAATTCTTGCTTTCTGTGGTTGCAAATAATGATAAAGAGTTCGCTGTAAAGTGGTTCAAGCAGTTAGTGAGCCGTTTCGATGAACCATGATATTCTTCGAGAGAAGCTGTTCAAAGCGATGGGATCGAGGGTTCCTATCCCAGCGAGAGACAAATGGGCAGACTTCATACGATCTCGTGGAACAAGAATCGTAATAAGATATGAATGGATTAGAGATCCGAGGTTCTATGAATGGATCTCTAATAACAGAGAAACACTGGATATCGAGGACGGGACCGAATGGTTCGGCGTCTTTATATGGAGCGAATATGTCAAAGATCGTGAAAGATCCTCCGCAACTCTATAGGATAGCGGACACTCTGTGGCATCAGGCAGTGAGGAAACCTGATTTCTATCAGAACCATCCTGAAAGTTACCTCGAGACATCGCATTACTTTCATCGAATGTTGAGGATGGATAATGATTTTCATATGGAACTTCGTCAAGATTTTCGAGTAAACGAGATGATCTGGCGCGGGCAGTTCAGACTGAAAGTTGTTCACGTTCGACCAGAGAATTTCAACGTCGGTCCGGCCGAATTCGGCGAAAACGATGGACCGCATTTCGAACCTGAATACATCGCTCTACGCTATACTGCTAGGAATGGCCGAGTGCGATACGTTGACTGGGAACACAATCCGAAGGACTGGATTTAATTTGCTTTTCTCCGAGGCCTCTCGGAGCCATACTAAGCAATAAACCCAGTTGGAGAGCAACGTGTCGAACATTGTATTCATCGGCCAGCAACCGTCCCGCTACGAGGATGAGGGACTGATCCTTCCCGTCCGTCCGGGAAGTTCTGGCGACCGACTCATCAAGATGATGGGAGTTACAGAGGCAGCTTTTCGCGAGCACTTTGATTGCGTGAACCTGAGCCCGTATTACGATCCTGACGGGTTTTCTCCAGCCTACAATATCAAGGCGGCACAGAACCTGCGACCGCTTCTGCGTGGAAAGCGTGTTGTTCTTCTTGGGCCTGCCGTCGCAGAGGCTTTCGAGATTGACAGGACTAAGTATGAGTTCTGTCAATTCTTCGATCATCCGACGTGGGAACATCACGGTCTGTTCACTGTGATTCCACATCCTTCTGGGGCAAATCGTGTCTACAACAGCCCAGAGATGTATAACATGGTCGTGTCGACCTTGAACCTTCTGTGGGAGTTGAGAGACAAATGAAAGAGGTCATTGTCCTTCTCATTTGGGTCAATGGAGCCGGATACAATCTGGCCGAAGCTGACTCTTGGAATGATTGTCAGGAGGCGATGACGGCTCTGGACAAGTTGAACCTAGAGACAACTTGTCATCTATTCGAAATGTCGATCCGGCCGAAAAGGAGACCAAGCTATGTTCAAGGTCGGTGACATCGTCCGACTAAAGACAGGAAAATCACCACAGATTGTGAGACAAGTCTCTGGTGATAAGATCAGATGCGAATATCTTTCCAGTTACTCCTATGCTGGAAGTGATGAAAGTCACTGGCGGAAGTGGCGACCTGCCAGCGATCATGTTCTATTTCACGAAACACAGTCAGAGCCTGAGGAGGCACCAACTATGAGCGATCTCTACCAGACCAAAGAAGAAACTCCGCGCTTCGGCATCAAGATTGCGACGAACTCGGCCGGACAAGCTGTCCTGGAAATGAAGGGTGAGGGCGGCAAAGTCGAAGCGTTTCCACAAGAGGCGATCGAACTCGTCCTGCCCTACACGATCAGCCTGATCCTTCTGGGCAACCATGTTCGTGGCGAATCGAACAACATGCACGTCATCGCCGAGAAGGGTCAGGTCAACAAGGATGATGTCCTGATCGAGGTCAACTCGGGCCTCATGTGGCGGGTGCAAGACGTCGATACGAAGGTTCGGTCGCCCAAGGAGAACAAGTCGAAATGGCTGCGTGTCCAGGCTGAAAAGTTGACATTCGGAGATGACAAGTAGAACTTGTCGCTCTGAGCCTCTATGGTGTAGCCTGTATAAACAGGTTATACCATGGAGGCTACCGAAATGATTGTTAAGCAACTGAATCGTCTGACCGGACAGGTCAACGAGATGGAACTGGACATCACTGATGAACAGATTTCTGCGTTCGAGAAAGGTGCATTCGTGCAGGATGCGTTCCCGAATCTGACGCCCACAGAACGCGAGTTCATACTGACTGGTATGACAGAAGCTGAGCAGAAGGAGATTTTCGGGTGACCATCTATTTCAGCAACAACGGTCACATGGACCTCGACGTCATTCGGACGATGGGTGTTTCCGTGAAAGACAACGAGAACCCGATTGGCTACTTTGGCACCGGACTGAAGTTCGCAATCGCGACCCTGCTCCGCACTGGGCATCGTGTCGTCCTGCATCAGGGGACTTCGAACATCGAGTTCACCACTCGTAGGAAGACCATTCGCGGCAAAGAATTCGATATGGTCTATATGGAAGACGAGCAGCTCGCCTTCACGACCGATCTCGGCAAGAACTGGGTCGTCTGGCAGGCTTATCGTGAGTTGCACTCCAACTGCATCGACGAGATGGGGCGCATTGCTCGGACGCCCAATGAGTGTGACACTGTCTGGGCGATTACCGGCGAAGAGATCGAACTGGCGTTCGACAATCGCAGCCAGATCTTTCTGCAGACTGATCCCGCGTGGACTGTCGACGGCCTTGAAGTTCATCGCGGCCAGTCCAGTCACCTCTACTATCGCGGCGTCCGCGTGGCTGATCTGCCAAAGCCGATGCGCTTCACGCTGAACTACACCATGCCGATGGTTCTGACCGAGGATCGGACGCTGGCCTCCGTGTATGACGCGAACTATAAGGCAGGCTGTCGCTTGCCGAAGATCGCCGATCCTGAGTTCTGCCGCAAGATCGTTGATCCTGAATGGGACGGATACGAGAGCAGCTTCGACTTTTCGGACTGCTACGATCCTTCCGAAGAGATGCTGGATGCGGTCGAACTTGTCAAGGACAATGCGAGGCTGAACAGCAACACCAAGAATCTGCTCAAGAACAAGCGCAAAGAAGTTGTGGTTCGTGAGGCTGCAATCTTGTCCGTCGCTGAGGTTTTCACCTTGGAGACAGCACTGAGACCACTTCACAAGCTGAACTGCAACCTGAAACTTGAAGAAGTTCGAGTTGTGGAGTTTCTCGGCATCGGCGTCGAAGGCTGCGTCGAGGATGGCGAAATCTACATCGCCCGCACCTGCCTCGCCAAAGGCGTCGACTGGCTGTCGTCGACCCTCTATGAGGAGTGGGTTCACAAGACTATGGGATACACTGACAAGAGCTTGGGACTTCAGCAGTTCCTGTTCGACAAGATTTTCCAACTGGTGAAGGAGTTGCCATGAAACGTCTCGACGAGAATGGCTACGAACTCCGGACTTACCGCATTGTCTATGTATTCCGTATGGGATACATAGGCGACTGCGAAGGTCGCACTTGGGCGAAGAAACTCTACACAGAGGCCAAGTTTCCCACGATGGAGAAAGCAGAATTGCATCGGGAACACCATCCAGATGCGTTTCAAGACCCTTGGGGTCAGTGGAGAACGAAATATTCCAACGGACAGATTGGGATATTCACAGAACAGGAGTTTGTCGAATGACCATCAAAGACCCGTCGTCCCACGAAAAACCCGCGAGCGTGTGGGTTCACACCAAGACTGGAGGTCACTACAAGATCCTCCATCATGGGCTGTTCGAGAACAGCTTGAAACCGATGGTTGTCTACCAATCGTATGATGGAAGCGGCCCTGTGTGGATTCGCCCAAGCGAGCAGTTCTTCGACGGACGGTTCAAGAGCTGTGATATGAAATGATGCTGAAAGGACGCGGATGATGAGCAGGCTTCTCTGGGTCTGGATTTGTGGGGCCTCCATGCTCTGGGGCTATTCAATAGGTCTTGACTCAGGCTGCCGACGATCAGAACCTTCTGTCAAGTATCCGGTCGCATTTCTGGCTTGGCCTATCGCTGTCGTCGTTATTGCAACTGGCTGGAAGTCTGAAAAGAAGGATGTCTGCGAATGAAACTCACCGTTCCAGTCGTCGTAGATGCTCCTGATGGTGCGACCCATTACATCGGCGATCACAACGTGATGGGCTTCTACAAGAGAAAGGACATCGGTGTTGCTGGAGAACATTGGTTCTACTGGCATCCTGATGGAAAGGAGTGGAAGATGGCAAGTCACCATAAGCCACATTGGATTGAACCTATTCCAGAGGAGTGGAAGAAGTGATCTGCTGTGCGATCCTCAAAGTTCAGCACTTCTGCAAGATTCCAGCTTTGCAGAGGTGCCAGCAAAAAGCGACGACAGAGATTGACGGTGTCAGACTCTGTCGCCTACACTACAACGCTCTATATCGTGACGACCTGCAAGTCGTCGTAACAATGAAGAGGACACCTGAAAAATGAATCCACTTATTATGATTGGCCTCGCTCCATTGTCTTGGAGATTTGGCGTGACCAGATCTAAGCCGGGAAAGCTGGTTCTGGCTTTTGGTCCTTTCAGAATTGCGTTTCACAATCTGGAGAACAAATGATGGGAATGAGGAAACGGAATATCAACTTGGTCATCGCTTCGAAGATGAACAAGTGGCTCGCCAGTCTGCCCGAGGAAATGCAGGCCGCTGCGAAGCGTGATGTCATTGTCACTGGCGGCTGCATCGCCTCCATGCTTTTGGGCGAAAAGGTCAATGATTACGACGTCTACTTCAAGACCAAGGAGACGACGTTGGCTCTGGCTCATCATTACCTGAACCAGTTCCTCATCGCACAGCGGCACAAGAACGGCGGGATTCCTTACGAGATGATGGTCGAGGAATTGACGGATACTATCGGCCGAGATCGCGTCCGTATCAAAATCCAGTCTGCCGGCATCGCAGGTGAAGAGCAAGAGCAGGACTACAAGTATTTTGAATCCGTTCCTGATGAGGAGAAGGCTGGTCAATATGTCGAGGATTCGTTCGACCAAGACCGGACGAGCGATCCTGAACAGGAACGTCCAGCCTATCGACCGGTGTTCTTGTCATCGAATGCAATCACTCTCAGCGACGACGTTCAGGTCATTCTGCGCTTCTTCGGGCCAGTTGATGCTATCCACGAGAACTTCGACTTCGTGCATTGCATGAACTACTGGACCTTCGAGGGCGGCGTCGTTCTCCGTCAAGACGCTCTCGAGTCGCTGATGTCCAAGACCTTGGTTTACAACGGATCTCTGTATCCGGTCTGCTCAGTCTTCCGCATGAAGAAGTTCATTCTGCGCGGCTGGCAGATCAATGCAGGGCAGACGTTGAAGATGTGTTTGCAAATCTCAAAACTTGATCTCACAAGTTTTAAGATTTTGGAAGAACAACTCACCGGCGTCGATGCTGCCTACTTCTCGCAGGTGCTTGAACGTGCCAAGAACAAAGAGAACCCGGAACTCGTCGACACTTCGTATCTCATCGAAGTTATCAACAGGATGTTCGGATGAAAGTCGAGCCTGGGAATCTCTACGCCGCTCAGGGAGGCAAGCCAACTCGGTATTGGCTTGTTCTCGCTGTGAACGCAACTTCATGCCCGATGCTCGGCCTCGATGAGAACTTGAATATCGTCTCAGCACATACATATGCTCTTCATGCGATGGAGCGCAGACCTGTTCTGGATAAGATAGATCTTGGACAAGTTGCCTTCCTGAGCTGATACGTTTAGTTTGTCATCTCAGACGTCAGAGCGCATACTGGTCTAGTAAACCCAGGAGGCTACCATGACAACATTCACTGGCAAAGCTGAAGTCGATAGCTTCGTTCTTGTGGCAATCAAAGGAGCGATCAAGTTCTATCTCAAAACCGGCTTCACGGTCAATCGCTCATACACCCCGACCAACATGCTTCGCAAGGCTGGTGAAATCACTGGGAAGAAGTATAAGCGGGGGCAGTTGCAGATTGCCCTTGACGACCTGCAACAGATGTTCGATGAAATCGTCAGTGGAGGGCAGAAGTCGTGACCGACTTTCGCGTTCTCTATGTGCCTTCGGTGGCTCCTGACCTCCCACAGTGTGAGGCGATCAGGCAGTCGAACTATGCCAACGATACACCCGAACGCGATCGTCAATGCAAGTGGAGCGCGAGATACTTCATCAGCGGGAGGTATCTCTGCAAGAAACACGCTGGCCCTGAAGCACTGAAAATCCTTACAAAAGAGGTTGAGAAATGACTCGTTACCTGAGCGCCGAGAAGTATACCCAAGACGACTTTGGCGATACCTTCACCCAGAAAGAGGGTGAAGCTGTCTACGACGCCGCGACCAAGGGATATAACGGTCGCCTCGGTCCTTGGGCAACCATGACTGAGAAGTCCTTCAAGATGAACGGATACGGCAAACTCGGTCTGGGCCTCGGCCAGAAGTATGTCCGCAACGCTGCTGGCGAATTGCACAAGGTGGAGGGATGACAAACATCGTCCAATTTGTCCTGAACAAGGAGAAGCGGGCCGTCAGGGTTTCTGATCGCGAGGCGTTGATGGACGCCTTGCGAGATGCCCTCTATGCCCAAGAGGATATCGAGCGACTCGCCAACAGGATCGGCGTTCACAAATCGACGCTGTTCTCCATTCGTAGCGGACGAACAAAGTGGCCTCGTCATACCACGATGCTGACACTGATCCAGGCTCTAGGCTTTGAACTCTGGTTGGTGAAATAGGACAACTAGAACTTGTCATCCGCGCCCTCCGGAGGCATACTGGTAGGGTAAAGCAAGGAGGCTACCATGAAGTTCTATTTCAGAGGAAAGTTCAAGGATCTGTGGGATATGGTCTGCTATGATATGTATAGCTGCACCATGAAGAGCGCAGAATCTGAGCTTCAGTATATCGGCATCGAAGTCGGTCGCTGTGGCTTGGTTGCGATTGATGGAGGTCGCAAATGACCATTGTCAAGTTCCAAATCCCGCAGCGTGATGAGATGCCCAGCGAGGAGATGGTCGAGTTCCTCCATGAATGCACCCAGGAATGGGACGGGGATGAAGAAGGCATCACGATCGGTGATGTCCTTGGTGGCCCCGGAGACTGGGTCGTTCGCTGCGATGGTGTCTACACCATCTTGACCGCCAAGCAGGTTGAGGAGCAAGGGCTGTGATGGATCTGAAAGCCAAGCCTCACTGTTGTGAAGAAGCGAGCCCTGCTTCTCACAACTTCTACATTCCATGCAATCGACCTGCGGCCAAGATCGTGAAAACTCGCGATCCCGAGCCGTATCGCATGTGCGATATCTGCGCGAATCACAACGTTCGAAATCGTGGAGCCACGATCGTTGGAGACTACAATGGACAAGCCTGATCTCATCGTGTGGTCAGCGATTTTCGCTCGCACCAACTTGGGCTTTCCAATGCCGAGCGCGGCCGAAATTCGGCTATACCGAGTTTCTGTCGCTCATGGCTCGTCTCTTAAGGCGCTGGTGAACCTCGCCTGTGCTGATTTCCTCGAGAACGATGAACACTTCAATCTGTTCCTCGATGAAGCTCGCAACTGGGAAAGAAAGCTGCGCGGAAAGACTGTTGAATACATTCTTTCCACTTGGCCCGATAAGCGTGAAGCGTGGGAGGGATCAAGTGTCGACCTTCACATATAGCACCAGACATGCGACGCTCGAAGAATTCCTGAGCATGAAACTCCTCTTTGAAGATGAGACTCTTCAGAGAGTTGAGGTCAAGCTCGAAGACGAAGTGCTGATCATGTCATCGGACATGTTCTTCGCGATATTTGGTGGCGACGCTCACCAGATCTACGACAAAGCCTGCGAATCGTTGCAGGACTCAATGGAAGGATTCAGAAATGGCAATTGAGATTGAAAAAGATGTCCCTCTGCCCGAGGGATACAGCCGAACGGTGAAGTATCCGTTCGCCGCCATGGAGGTTGGCGATTCCTTCTTCGAAGAAGGAAAGACCAGCGATCAGCTCACGAACTCCGCTGCTCATTGGCGGAAGAAGAACTGCTGGAAATTCACCGCTCGCAACGTCGACGGTGGAGCTCGCATCTGGCGAGTCAAGTGATGAGACGCGCTCACAGAGTGATCGTTGAGGTGACGTTCGACAAGAACGTCACTGCGAAGTTCGCCAAGAGCGTTGTTCAATATGCTCTTGATACCACAGATTCTCGTTGGTTTCATCCAGAAAGAACGAGTGTCATCAAGATGAAAGCGAAGGAGGCAGAGCGTGTCATACAGGCGGAAATCAGACAGCGTCGGCGCGTGGCTTCTCAAGTGCAGGCCCGCGATTGATGTGGACTCGGCGACTGAGGAGCAGGTCGCCGAGTTTCTTGCTCAGTTGCGCCAAGACATCAAGGACTACTATCGTCCCGCCGAGAAGTTGACTCGCATCACCATTATCGATCCTATCGAACACGGCTATGATGGACTACTATCTCACATGATAGATGTGGCTAAATGGATGAGGTATTCTGGTCCACCTCTCAAGATGACGGAAATCGATTACTCTTCGATCGAGAAGCGTGTGACAGAAACGCTTGAGAGTAAAAAAGATTACTTCAAGCTTCTCTCGTCTTGGGATGAGTCACACTACATCTGGCCGACCAAGATGGATGAGTCAAGCTACATCAAGCCGACCAAGATGGGTGCAGGCAAGAATCCATTTGCCGAACCTCAAATAACGAAATATCGGAGATAGATCATGAACCTGTTCATCACGTCGACATGCCCAAAGGAGTGCGCCGAGGCTCTTGACGATAAGAGGCTCGGCAAGATGCTGATGGAGACGAACCAGCTTCTGTCATCTGCTCTGCATTTTCATTGGAACGGATACTTCATTGATCCTATCGATGATCACGTCGGTGAAGGCATGATTTGCAAACTCACACACGCAAATCATCCCTGCGCTGTCTGGGTTCGTGGTTCGAAACGCAACTTCTACTGGACTATCAAACATTCCTATGCCCTAGGACACGAATGGACCTATCGCTTCGACTCCTTTCACAGCAGCAGCGTTCGAACCCAGTATATCCACAGATTCTATGATTGTCTCCCGTCTGGCGATCTGTTACCATTTCAAAATTCGGCGAGAAACGATGGTCTCGGTCTTGACTTCACATGGCTTCCTGTTCCAGTATCCTACCAAGAATATCTGTTGGCGAGATGGAAGACTGACAAGCGACCCGCGACCTGGACAAGAAGAGGCGCACCATCATGGGTCCAAAAGCAATGAGAGTGACAAGCGGATTGCGAGTCGGTTTCTGGAATCCCAATCCTCCTGAGTGGCACAAGCCTTTCAGGTGCATGGGAATCTATGTCGGCCCTGACCTCGGTGACCATATCCCAGGAGCGAAGCTCTCTCAACCTCTCATGGAGGGTGAACTGAAGTTGAGCGTCGGCGTCCTGTTTCGCCCAGACAGAGGGAAGCACCAGCGAGTTGAGACGATTCTCATCCTTGAGAACTATATCCCTGAGATGTTCAACTATGAGCACTGGGAAAAGGCGACAGGCTGAGTTTGTTTCTTTGACTTCTGAGTGCTATACTGGCCTTCTGAAACCTATGGAGGCTACCATGAAACATCTTCTGATGATTCTCGCAATCGTGCTTATGACCATGCTGATCACATTCATTTTGATGAACATCGTGATGGGTTGTGATTCCTGGGAAAACCCTGCCTGCATCACGCCAGTCGAGATGCTAAAAGCGGCCTTCTGACGGCCCTTTGCACCCGCTAGGCTACCACCCTAGCGGGGGCATAGTCAACGCCCCTCCAGCGGCCTTCTGACGGCCCCGTTGGGGTCTCAAAACAGGGGCCGCTTGCCCCCATAACCAAAGGCACACAAAAGATATGGCGAACCATCTTATGATTGACATCGAAACACTGGACATTCGTCCATCGGCTGTCGTGTTTCAAGTCGGCCTCCTGGCCTTCAACGACCCGCTCTTCGGAGACGACGGAAAAGTCTTGGAAGAGAAGCTGCTCCATCTCGATATTCTTCCACAGATCCTTCGCGGACGGACCATCGATTCCTCCACTGTTCAGTTCTGGAAAGAGCAGGAGGTTTCCTCTTGGGCTCGTGGGCCTCAGGAGATTGTGACAACTGGAACAGTCTTCAGTGAAATTGCTCGAATGATGGGAGAACATGGCGTCGGCGATGTCTGGTCGAACTCTCCGTCGTTTGATGCTGTCATCATGCGGTCGCTGGCTGAATCGATGGGACCGGAAATCTTCCAGTTTCCAACGTTCCGTGACGATATGGATATGCGAACTCTGAAGCGTTTGATGCAGAGACTCGGTCTGATGAAGGACGCACCCACGAGCGAGACGACGCATCACGCTCTGCAGGACTGTCGTGATCAGAAGAACACCGTCGTGTTCATGCTTCAAGGTCTATACGATCTGAAGAGAAAGTCTGATATGCTCGAAGCGATGGACAAAGGTCCAATCTGACCTAGACAAGTAGAACTTGTCATTATACGCTTCTGGGACCATACTGGTATCAGAAGCGTATGGAGGCTACCATGAACGAAAAGCGTATGAAGCGTCGCGTTGAGCGCGCGTTCACCTGCCCAGTTGGGGTGATGCAGATTGGAGACCATGTTGGGATGGTGATGTGCTTCGACGGGAGCCTGTCAGTCGTCGCTCTCAACACCGATCCCGATGGGTGGGAAGACGATTACTTCGACTGCGCCGACTATGCCGAGGCCGTTGTCCGGTTCGACAAGGCTTGTGCAGACTCGGCGTATGTCGCGTCGCAACCGGACTGGGAAGCGCAGTCTCGCTATGATGAGCTGCATGGAACCGTGAATGGCTCGGACCCGAACGTTGTTCGTTGGCAGGAGGAGTTCGCGAATGAACATTGATCACCCTCTTTGGGCAGGATCGATGCTTGGTCTTCAGGCCAAGTTCATGAATGAAGAACGTATGCGTGAAGAGGTTCGTGCATACGTCCGCAGCAAGCGTCGCTGTGATGACCTCACCCCGAACGAGCGTTCGTTCGTGAAGAAACTCGAAGAATGGCATGGAGATCAAATATGACACGTCGAATCAAACACACTGAGCTCTGGGAAGTTCGCACCAACGGGCGTCGTTACCTGCTGAACACGATCACCGCTGGATCGAAGTATCACAGCGTGAGGACGCCCAAGGACATGCACTCCGCCGAATCTCAGCTCGAAGTTGCGAATGAGCTGAAGAACGGCTGGCAGTTCAACGGACCGAACCGCCACGATCGTCGGTATGAGATCGTTCAGGTTTGGATTGAAAATTGGCAAGAGGTCCGTGTTCTTGTCACAGCAACAAAGGAAAAAGCAGCATGATGTCAACATCCCCTGAAGTTCTCGAACTGGCCCGTCAGGCCGCTCAGAACGTCGAAGATCACAAGCTGAAGTGCGAGGCTCTTCAGCGTGAGTTCCAGTCTCGCGTCGATGCTCTGAGTAAGGACGCCGACGACAGGAACAACGAGATCTGGGATCAGATCTACGACGCGACTGGGTTGGATCACAATCTGGCCTACGAGATCGACGATCGCTATGTCGAATCCGATGGCGTCGTGTTTATCAACAAGATCGAAAGTGAAACTTTCAGTCTTGGCGATATCCTCGCCGAGGCGCTTCGTGATGTGTGAGATCTGTGTCGCAAAGGCGAAGATTGAGATGCTGGAATCTCAGCTGGCGTTGAGATTCCAACAGCATATCCTCGAGCTCAGCACCGGCGATTCGATCGCTGCGTCCTATTGTGCGACCAAGATCACGACTCTCGTGTCGGAGATCCTGGTCGCCAATGCCGAGTTCGTTAAGGCGAGCAAGGGTGTATCACCTGCTGTGAGGCACTAGCGACTTTGGAATCGGGCCTTTCTGTTTGATCGGAACGGCCCGTTCCGTCTGCATCGGTATCTCTTCTATCAGCCCAGAAGTGATACTTCTCCAGTCCGGCTCGTCCATCGAAAAGAGCCAGATCATTTCCTCATATACATCGATATATTCAGACTCTGGACAATTCGCCAGCTGATCCAGCTGTTCGGACATCATGTTCGGCCCAGAAACAACACGCGCTCCGGGTGCAGCGGTGTCATTCAAAAATTTCCTGAGCCATGTGCAGATCATCCACTCAAGACCATACTGGAACTCCAGTAGATTGTTGAACCGATATATCACTCTGTTACGATCGTTCAGTTTTGTGATACCGAGCAACAGCCTTGGATTGTATGTGACCGTCTGAACAATGAGCTGTCCCATCAGCTTCTTACTGATCTTCGGTTGATCATAAAACAGATGATCGTGCATATCAGCGATTGAAATACCATTCTCCATCGTCCCGCTGCGAACGAAGCGATACATTCTCGCTTGGGCTATCATGCTGCGCTGATCTGTGAACTGAATTGGTCGAGTTCTACCGATGTCAGGGAATGTGCGATACCGAAGAGGGTAGTTCAGCTCTGGATGAATGCGAGGGCGAACTGGTTGATGTTTGTTCAAGAGCATGGGTTTCTCCTCTATAAGTTGAGTAAGACTGAGTCAACACTCTATAAGGCTAAGTGGTTGTGTGACAAGGGATATTTGTGATGAGGAGACAGATATTTTACATCCTTATTTAGGTAAGACGTGACTCAAGGGGCTTTAAGTTACACGTCCCACGGCCCAAGGCAGGCGCTTGGCTGAGGCTGGAGGGAAGTAGTTAAGTTATACTTCTTTATTCTATTTATTCTAAAAAAGAAAGGGAATATACAGCAAAAACAACAGGTTCAGCGAAATCAGTGTGACTCAACTTTGAAAAAGTGACTCAACTTCCAAGAGGTAGAACTGTGGCTCCGCCGAAATGAAGATTGCTATTGCGCGCCCTTTGGGATAAACTCTGCTGGAGCGATCTCCTTGATCAAGTTGACGCGGATAGATGGAGAGATAATTATGAGCGACGATGAAGACCCGAAGTCCTACAGAGACCGATATGATGATGATGCTTTCCGCGCTCGTCAGGCTCCTCGCTCTCTGTTGTCTCGTAGATCGAGGGTCGAGGCGATGGATATACAGGATCCCGAAACCGGTGAATGGCGGACAGTCGTTCGCATGGCTCGCAATCGTTTTGACGAAGCTGCGAAGGGCCGATTCCTCAACGAATTCATGAAATGGGGACGGATGGGAGAGAGCGCAGCAGCCGCCGGTGTCTCACCTCAGACAGTCCGGAAAGCGTTGGAGGAAGATGAAGACTTCGCTGAAGCGATGCTTCTCGCCGAAACTGCATACAAGGACAAACTGATCGGTCACCATCAAGACCTCGTCTTCAACGGGACAGTCAAGGAGAGTTTCGATCGCAATGGAGGCCTCGTCTCCAGAGAGACAGTCTACCCGATACGACTGATCGAACTTGAATTGAAGAAGCACGACGCCGGATACCGTGACAAGCAGGAAATCGCTGTCAATCACTCTGGCGGTGTTCTCGTCGCTCCAGCTGAAATGACGAGTATCGATGATTGGGAGAAGCGATTCTCTCAAGCGAAGGATGTCACTCCTACTCCTCTTGGGCTCTCCAACGAGCCGACAGAGGACGACGATCCCTTCTGAACCGACAGAACTGAACCGACAGAGTCAGTCGATCGCCGTATCTTCACAGGTATGGCGATCTTCTTTATCTTCATCTTCTTCATCATCTTCATCCTCGATTTCTGATATAGAAGATGATGAAGAAGAACGGGACGAGAGAGAAGAAGACCTGACATACATGACTTGCTTCTCAGATTTCTAACTGCCATACTGTAAGGACAAGGCTACCAATGAAAGGGCTACCAAATGAAAATCTATGAGCCGCGTGACTTCACCGAAGCAGAACTGGAGGACATCTCCATGTATATCTGCACACTCGGTAACGGTATCGCTGATACAGAGGATAACAAAGTCTTCACAGATATGGGAGACGTCGGCTACATCAGCGGAGAGCAGCATATCTATATCAGCGAGCTCGGGTTCGTTACGTTCTGTGACGATCTGTATGAGCTCATGAAGCTCATTCTAAGAGCCGAGTGAGCCGACAGAGTGTGGGGACTCGTCGGCCTCCTCCGATGGAATCATCTTCATCTTCATCTTCATCTTCATCTTCATCGGTATCTCATATAGATGAAGAAGACTGGACATATATGAATTGCTTCTCAGATTTCTAACTGCCATACTGTAAGGGCAAGGCTACCAAATGAAAGGGCTACCAAATGCTGACGAAAGACACTGGCGATTACCTGCTTTACTACCGCGAAGGGCAGGATCCGGAAGAAGAATTTGTGGCGCAATACCACCACCCCACGCGGAAGTTGATGAACTTTTGGGGGACGATCGAGATGACCATGAGCCCGACATGCACGAACATGGTCGAAGTGGTGGAAAAGCTGGAAGCCTTTGAAAAAGCAGTTGCAGGGGCGCTAGCCTGAACCGACAGAGCATAGGGATTTCTCTATGCTCGTCGGCCTCTTCCGACGAGATCTTCATCATCTTCCGGCCACGAAGACCACGATTCATAGTGCTACACTCTCCACCCTCTTTGGGCTATACTGTAAGGGCAAGGCAACCCAAGAAAGGCTACCAGCTATGCTCAATCGCAAGTTCACCCCCGCCGAAATCGCCGACATCAAGTTTCACTGTGATGAGGTCATCCCCGAAGTTCGTTTTGAAATCATCGACGAATCCATGGTGTGGCTGCGTCACTTTGAAGAAGGCTACGAAGTCTCGGGCCAGTTGTTCATCATGGAGAACGGCTTGGTCATCGCACACACCGTCAGCGGCGCCGAAATCTTTACCACCCAAGATATCTGCGACGGTCTGTCGTATCTCGCCGATATCGTCCTGACCTCGTAGAAAGGGCCGACAGAAGAGGTGGAATTCCACCTCTTCTGTTGTCTGAGAGCATACAGAAGATGAAGATGATGAAGAAGATCTGGATGAGAGACTCGTCATCTTCATCTTCTTCATCTTCTTCATCGGGAGCCTCTTCCGATATGAGTCCGGAGGATTGGATATAAATGAGTTGCTTCTTAAATTTCTGTGTAATAACATGGTCTTACGGCAACTTAACCCAAACCGAAAGGCTACCAAATGCAGATCAATCCTTGGAATAAAGAGCGCGCAGAGTTCACTGGTCGTCTGGCCGACGACCGTCAGTCGCTCCAGCGTCAGATCTTCGCGTTGACTCGTCGCTTTTCACAGTGCGGCGGCGTCATCCAAGTCTGCCGCCCCGCCTTCGCCCACGGCGTTGAGACGCCGCTGGCCGTGCGTCAGGCCATTCGTGCGGAGGGTCGGGCATGAGCGATAAGATGTATATTCGCACCAATCGGCGAGGTCATGTCACGATCTATCGCTCTGTCCCAGCAGAGATAGAGGGTCTCACGAAGCGGACTAATGTGAACCACCACGGGTATGAGGTGACAGAGTTCGTTTCGAAAGATGGCGATGTGATTGACACTTACCTCGAGTCGTTCGTCTACGACTGAACCGACAAGAAAGAGCCGATTGAGGCTCTTTCTTCTTGGGCTCGACACTCATCATCTTCTTCATCATCGAACCGACAGTCATGAACCGATACGACAGAACCGACAGAGGAGATCTCACTCGTCATCTTCATCTTCGTCGGTAGGTCTCTCGTTCGGTCTCTCGTCTCCGGTAACAAATTGTTACAGGCTGTAACAAAACGTTACTGCATTTCCGGTAACAAATTGTTACAGCCTGCAACAAAACGTTACTGCATTTCCGGTAACAAATTGTTACAATCTGTAACAACATGTTACTTGGCTTTTGCCGCGCTATGGCGCTATATAGGGGCAGGGCATAGCGGCAATGGTGCTGCTACCCTGTAACCAAAGGCTACCACAATGGCACAAGCTAACAAAAACACCGCAACCGCAACCGCTGGCAAGGCTACTGCCCCCGCGCCCGTTGCAACCGCAACCGCAACCGCGCCCGCGCCCGCCGCGCCCGTTGCAACCGCAACCGCCGCGCCCGTTGCTGTGGCCATTGGCGCGGCACTTTACACCTATATGCCCTACAGTGCAGCCGCAAGCGCTGGCTGGCCTGTGGGGCAGCGTGGCCACCGCGCTTTTGCCTGCCAAGTGGCACAGGCGCTTGCCAAGGTGCAGCCCAACGGCTTTACCTTGGCGCAATACCGCGCCGCGCTGGTGGCCAGTGCAGCCGCAAGCCCCACGCTTGCCCCGCCAAATGGGGGCTGGCAGCGCCACAACATGCCGCAATGGGCCGCCGCGCAGGCTTGGCTTGTGCCTGTGGCAACCGCTGCCGCTGCCGCTGCCGCGCCTGTGGCAACCGCTGCCGCGCCCGCGCCTGCGCCTGCCAAGGCATAGCGCCAAAGCAACCGCCTGCCCCCGTTGCGGGGCAGGCAACCGCTACCACCCCGCCCCACGCACGGCTTGCGCGTGGGGCGTATGGCTGGCGGTCCCGTTCCCCGCCCCTTCACCCACATCATTCGAAATCCTACGAAGATCAAGAACCGAGAAACAAGAAACCAAAATTCGAAACGAATCGACGAGCCTCACGAGACTCATGAGAAGCTGCACTTGCGTGAGCAGCGAGAATGAGTGTAACTGAATTTTCGTGATCCACGGTGCGCCCGCGTGTCCTTCTGGGTTCATATAGACACTATGTGTGTCGGCTCCGACCGGAGGTAGAATATATGTATGATCTTCTGATCGTGATTCCTGTAGGAGGAATAGTGGATTGGAGAATTCGTAATCAAGACGAATTCTCCGATCTGCAGTTAGGAACGCGCCGAGGTCGGTTCAAAGATGGAACGCGATTCCGCTTCATAGAAACGGAATCGGGATGGCTCGAACAAATTCGTGGTCTGAGGCTGAGCACCTATCGAATCGAACGCGGGTGTAATCTCACGAGACATGAGATCACAGTCCTTCAAGCGAGGTTGCAGATATCATGAAGACATTCGATCAGCAAGTATTGTCTGACCACGAGAGAGGTCAATACGGGGACTGCATGAGAGCGTGTGTCTACACTCTGCTCGGAGAGGATATCGATCTTCCGCATCCGATCGCAGAAGGTGGTGGCTGGAATCACGAGTTCTTTGACGTTCTGGAACAAAGAACTTCGAAGAACCTCGACTATTATCCCAGAGCGAAACCACATTGGCCAGATTTCGTAATTCGTGCTGGAGTCTCTCCACGCGGAATACGTCATGCTGTAGTATGGTGTCGCTCTTCCGGAACGATCGTTCATGATCCTCATCCCTCTCGTCTTGGGCTGTCGACCTTTGATGGATGGTATGTGCTGAAATGAGTATGCAATTCCCCAAGAACGTGATTTGGCGACCCATGCGAGGAAGCCAAGAGGCCTTCCTCGCAGCTCACCCAATCTTCGAAGTCTTGTTCGAAGGAACTCGCGGAGGCGGCAAGACAGACTCATTGATTATGAGCTTCTGTATGCACGTCGGAAAGGGATACGGGGCTGGCTGGAAGGGAATTCTATTCCGTCAAACGTATAAACAATTGACGGATATTATCTCGAAAACGAAAAAGTGGATCCCTCAGATCTGGCCGGAAGCGAAATTCAACAACTCCGAGCATGTCTGGACGTTTCCTGGAGGAGAACAGCTTCTGCTTCGCCAGTTCATGAAAGCTGACGACTATTGGAACTATCACGGTCACGAATATCCCTGGATTGGTTGGGAAGAGTTGTGCAACTGGGCGAATGATGAGGGCTACAAGAGGATGTTCTCGTGTTGTCGTTCGTCGACAAAGGGAATGCCTCGTATGGTTCGCGCGACGACGAACCCATATGGTCCCGGTCACAACTGGGTGAAACACAGGTTCAAGCCCAACAGCATGAACATGATCGTCCGTCGCGATCTGAAAGATGAAGAAGGGAACTCCGAGCCTCCTCGCCTGAGCATCCACTCGCATATCGACGAGAACACGGCTCTGCTCGAGGCCGATCCTGAATACAAACAGAAGATTGCAGCGTCAGCGAGAAACGCGGCGGAGAAGAAAGCATGGCTCGAAGGGTCATGGGACATCGTCGCTGGCGGTATGTTCGACGATGTATGGGAACCTCGATTTAATGTAATCTCAAACTTTGAGATACCGTTGAATTGGCGTATCATCCGCTCCTTCGACTGGGGAGAATCGAAGCCTTTCTCTGTGGGCTGGTGGGCCATTTCGAATGGAGAAGACGTTCAGCTTCGTGATGGATCATGGCGCTCGACGATCAAGGGAGACTCTTTCCGTGTGAAAGAATGGTATGGCTCGACAGGAAAGCCCAACGAGGGTCTCCGAATGCTCGCGACTGACATCGCGGCTGGAATTGTCGAGAAAGAGCTGGCGTGGAACTGGAGAATTCCAGGTGAAGACTGGTGTCGAGTGAAGGGCGGAGTCGCTGACTCGCAGATTTTCGCCGCTGAGAACGGCAACTGCATCGCGACAGACATGAAAGTCAAAGTCAGATTGGATGATGGAAACAAGTATCCTGGAATTCAGTGGGCTCCGGCTGATAAACGTCCTGGATCGCGTGTGACAGGCTGGAACCAGATGCGTCAGAGGCTGAAAAATGCTCATCCGACGATGAGAAAACATCCGACTAAAGAGGATGTCCTTCTCATGTATCCTCGTGAACAGCCTGGAATGTTCATCTTCGACGAATGTCTGTCATTCATCGAAACGGTGCCAGTTTTGCCCAGAGATGAGAAAGATCAGGACGACGTGAACACGGATGCCGAAGATCACATCGCTGACGAAACGAGATATTTCGTTCGTCATATCTCGAATATGGGCGGAACTGGCTCAACTTCTGGACATTATTGATTTGTCAGAGCCAGCAGAATATGCAATTCTGCTGGCATGGTAACTCTCAGCTCAAAACATCCTCAGTTCTCGGCGACCAATTCTGATTGGACGCTCATGCGTGACGCTTATCGAGGTGAGCGTCAGGTGAAGTCGAAGAACGCGCTTTATCTGCCAGCGACTGCTTCTCAGATTGCGACTGGATTCGGCAAGTCTGAGACTGCTGTCGGTCAGATGGCATACAATGCCATGAAGGTTCGAGCGAGATTTCCGAACTTCACGCGTGAAGCTGTGCAGATGGCAGTCGGCATGATGCACTCGCAGCCTCCGATCATCGAGCTACCGAAATCGATGCAGAATATTCGGAGTTCGAAGGGTGAGCCGCTGCCAGTTCTCCTCCGGAAGATCAACACTGAGCAGCTCATCACTGGGCGAGTCGGTCTCATGGCTGATCTGCCGACGAATCCTGCTCCTGGAGAAGATCTGCCGTATCTGACGACGTATGTCGCAGAGAGAATCATCAACTGGGACGATGGCCGCTCTGATCAGGTCATTCCTCAGACTCTGAATTTCGTCATCCTCGACGAGACTGAGAACAAGCGGACGGATGGCTTCAACTGGGAGACTGATGAGAAGTATCGTGTTCTTATCATCGGTGACGAGTTGGAAAACGAATCTCGTGGTCTTTATGTGCAGGGAGTGTTCGGTGATACCGAGTATTCTACCACGAAACTCAAGGCTCCGACTTGGCGCGGCAAGACTCTCCAGAATATTCCATTCGTCATCATCAACTCGTGTGATGTGACTTCTGATGTTGATGATCCGCCGCTTTTGGATCTCGGCAACCTCTGCATGACGATCTATCGCTCCGAAGCAGATTATCGTCAGAATCTGTTCATGCAGGGTCAAGACACGTTTGTTACAATCGGCGGTAACTTCGCTGAAGATGATACGGTGAGAACTGGTGTCGGAGCGAGAGTTGATCTCCCGATGGGCGCGGATGCGAAATATATCGGCGTGAACTCCACTGGGCTTTCTGAGCAGCGTGAAGCTCTTCAGCGTCTTGAAGCCCGTGCCGGCTCGATGGGAGCCCAAACGCTGGACACGACGAGTCGTGAACGTGAGAGCGGTGACAGCCTTAGGATCCGTGTCGCGGCTCGCACCGCTGACATGAACCAGATTGTTGATACTGGTGCGCTCGCTCTCGAAAGCATCCTGAAGACCTGTGCTATCTGGATGGGTGAGAACCCAGAGGAAGTCAAGGTCAAACCGAACAAAGAATTTGGCGAGATGCCTCTCACCGGTCAGACGATGGTGGAAATGGCGACTGCTCGCAACCTCGGCTTCCCGATCAGCGCGAAAACCATGCACGATCTTGCTCGCAAGCGCCGCATGACGACTCGCTCGTTCGAAGAAGAAATCGCTGAAGCCAAGAAGGAGGACGAGGATGACTTCGTCTTCGCCAAGGCAAAGACCGGCGATTTGTCTCCAGACCAACCGAACAAAGACCCGGACAATCCGATATCGGGTGATCCGCCTTCGGAACCGAAACAAAAATCAGCCAAGTGACTTGGCTCATATAAGGATACGTGCATGGACACGCTCGAACTCTCCTACGACACTATCTCGGCAGTTCCCGAAAACTTTCGTTCTCTGTTCACGGAGAAAGATGGCAAGGCTGTTCTGACCGGAATCAATGGGCTGAAAACTCAGTCCGATGTCTCCAACGTGCAGGAAGCCCTTCGCAAGGAACGCGCTGATCACGCCGCTGCGAAAGAAGCGTTGAAGCCGTGGCTTTCTTTGGGCAAGAAGCCTGATGAAGTCTTGACCACGCTTGATCGTGTCGCTGAACTCGAAGCTGCTGCGGCTGGAAAGATCGATGAGACCAAGATCCAGCAGATTGTCGAGAATCGTCTGGTTCAGAAGACGGCTCCGTTGGAACGCCAACTTCGTGACACAACTGCTGAGTTGACGACCGTGAAGCAGGAGCGCGACGATCTGAAGAATGGCCTTCAACGTCGTGACATGAGCGATGCAATTCGTGCTGTGGCGACCGAGATGAAGGTTGTTCCGACCGCGATCGCTGATATCGAGCTGATTGCCCAAAGCTATCTCGAGCGCGACGAGAGCGGCAAGTTCATCGTCAAGGCTGGTGTGAACGGGCTGACCGCTGGTCTCGACGTGAAAGACTTCATGAAGGAAATGCAGAAACAGCGTCCTCACTGGTGGCCCGCCTCCGCTGGTGGCGGTGCCGGAGGCGGTGGTGGTGGCTTCGGTGGTGAGGCGAACCCGTGGGCTGCGAATTCCTGGAACATGACTGCTCAGGGCGCTGTCGTTCGTGAGAAAGGCATGGCTGTCGCCGAGGCTATGGCGAAAGCTGCTGGATCGAAAGTTGGTGCGACCCGCCCGACCGTGAAAAAATGAGCTTGCTTAGACGTGCCGCTTGGGGCATTGTGTAAGCAAGGCCAAGGGTGCGCGGCTTGATGGTTTGGTAGCCTACCTCGCCGCGCTCCACTGGTCTAACGGCCTCCGGTATATACGTCCCCAGTGCCGGAGGCCGTTCGGAATTCAGTTAGTTACCGGGACTTTGTGACTGGCGCTGTTCACCCCAGTTTCCGTCATGAAGGTAAGTCAATACGTATTCCCGTATCGTATTGGTTCAAGGTCTGAGGTGACAGAACGAGGCGCGAGGGGCGTCAGCAGCAGACCATCCCCTCACATCCTACCGAGCCAGACGGACAACTGGTATGTCGACCGTAGATCTCACTGTCCGGTGAGGGAGGTTAGATGGTAGAGAAGCCCGAGACGCACCTCCTCCCGCGTCTCGGGCTATTTTCATATCAAACAGCTATTGCCTTTCTTGCGGCGCTAGGGTAAGGTCATTGTCATTGGAGCCATTGGCTTCAGACATTGGAGCCGAACATGGGTTCGCTCACCTTCCTCAAGCGCCAATGAAAGGACAATCTCATGGCCGCAGGTCCCGCGACTCGGGTGAGCGACGTTATCGTTCCCGAGATCTTCACCCCCTATATGCAGCAACTGACCGAAGAGAAGTCGCGACTGGTTCAGTCGGGTCTGCTCGCTCGCTCGGAATCTTTGGACACCCTGCTCGGCGGCGGTGGCTTGACCTTCCAAGTTCCGTCGTTCCGCGATCTGGATAACGACGCTGATCGCGTCTCGTCCGATACCTCGGTTCCGTTCGCCGACGCTGACGCCTCGCTGCCCTCCGGCGTTGTTCGTCCGCCGAATCCGCTGAAAACCGGCACTCTGAAAGAAATCGCTGTTCGCCTCAACCGGAACAACTCGTGGTCGTCCACCGACCTCGCTGCGATTCTCGCTGGTGTTGATCCGATGCAGTCGATCGCTTCCCGCGTCTCGGCCTATTGGGTTCGTCGTCTGCAGACCGCTTTCATCGCGACCTGGAACGGCGTCATCGCTGACAACGCTGCGAACGATTCGGGCGACTATGCGAACAACATCTCCGGCGCTTCCTTCGTCGATGGTGTGACGAACTTCTCGGCTGAAGCCTTCCTGGATACCGCCCAAACGATGGGCGATTCGCAGGAAGATCTGGTTGCTGTCGCTGTCCACTCGGTCGTTTACAACCGGATGCAGAAAAACAACCTGATCGACTTCATCCCCGACGCTCGCGGCGAGATCCAGATTCCCACCTTCTTGGGCCGTGAAGTCATCGTTGATGACGGTCTGCCTCGGACGGGCTCCGTCTATGACACTTGGTTGTTCGGCTCCGGCGCGACTCAGCTCGGCGTCGGCTCTCCTCCGGTGGCGACCGAAGTCGATCGCAAGCCCGGAGGCGGCAATGGCGGCGGTCAGGACGTGCTGTATTCGCGCGTCATGTGGTCCATGCACCCCGCTGGTCACGCCTTCGTGATGGCTGGTGTTCCCGACGGTGGTCCGGCGAACAGCGATCTGGATGATGCGACTTCCTGGAACCGTGTCTATCCGGAGCGCAAGATGATCAAGTTCGCCCGTCTGGTGACTCGCGAAGCATAAGACTCCCTGTGAACTGAGGAAGCGGAATAACCCGCTTCCTCCCTTTCCCTGAAGGAGTTCATTATGGGAAAAGGTCTTCCTCGTTCCATGTCTCGCGGCGCTGCTGCTCGGCAGGAAATCATCAAGCAGAACTTCACCATCAGCGAAACTGTCGACGTCACTGCGACCTCGACGGCTGTCGGTTTCGGGACGACCGTTATCGGTGATCTGCCCGAAGGGAACATTCTCCTCTTGGGCGCTGTCATGTATCTGAGTCTCGCTGGCTCCGGTGCTGATGCCGATCTCGCCGCAACTTGGGATGGCGACTTCTCGGTCGGAACCACGGCGACCGCCGACGTCACCTTGGACGGAACCGATGTCAACATCATCCCGTCCAGTGCTCTTGGTGCAGCGACTGCAGAAGTCTCTCCGACGGTTCGCGCTGTCAACGCAACCCAGTCGATCCTCGACAATACCGATGGTTCGCTGGAACTGAACCTCAACGTTCTCATCGATGCCGCAAACATCGTTGACGATGCAACTGTCACCCTCACGGCGAGCGGCACCCTGCAACTCGTCTATGTCGTCATGCTCGACGACTAATCCTGGAGATGAATATGGATATCCGAGAAGCACTTTCCAAACTCGACACTCTGGATGACGACCAGTGGACCGGCGATGGCGCTCCCAAGATCGATGCAGTGAAGGAACTTCTCGGGCATCCTGTCACTCGCCAAGAAATCGTCAACGCGGCGCCGAAGTTCAATCGTGAAAATCCGATTGTCGAGGACGAGATCGATCCTGAACTTGATCCGATGGAAGAGATCAAGGAAGTTGATCGATCCGGCGTTGAAGCTATCGCAGCAGAAGAACCTATGGAAGTCAGTGCCTTCCTGATGGCTCTTTCCAAGATTCCGTCGGATCAACTCGACGATGTCATGCAGGTGCTGAAAGCCCAAGAGCAGGCTGTGATCGAGCATCGCAAACGCGCCGAAGAGATGGCGCTGCGTGTCCGTCAGGCGATGATGTATACGAAAGTTCGCATTCAGCGCGAAGTTCCGGACATCGACAACCAGAAGGCGATCCGTGAATATCTGGAAAGCCAGCAGCGGACTCGCGCCGCGAAACATGCTCTGACCCATGCTGTTCTGAAGGGCATCGATCTGAAACAACTGGATCCTCGCGCCGCGATCGATCGTGCGATGGCTCGGAAAACCCAACGGGGGACTCAGCGTCCCATTCACCCTTCGAGGTAAATCGTCATGCTGGATCGTAAAGCTGCACAGTCTCTGATCCGGCAAGGTCGCCGCAAGGAAGCGTCTCGCAAGGGACGCTTTCTTTCCTTGACAGAGACTCCGTTCGATATGGGGACTGTCGCCATCAACAATCCGTCTCCGAACGAACTTGTTCTGCCAGAGTCTGGTGACATTGGAGTTTCTTTCAGTGTTCCTGTCTCGCTCGGGCAGTTGATCGTTTCGTCCAACAGCGGGCGAACTCTCGGAACACCGAACCTCGTTGCCGACCAAGTTTGGAGAATCGGTTTCTTCGAACGGGCTATCACAATGGTCGCTCAGTCGGCAGTCGCTGGCACAGTCACAATCCATTTCCTTGATGGACACCGCAAGCCGTTCTCAATCGCAACTGGGGTCTTTACATGACACTGATCGTTGAAGACGGTTCCGGAATTCTCTACGCGAATTCGTATGCTGGTCTGTCGTATGCTCACGCATACCTGCATCGTCGCCTGAGAAATACGTCATGGGACGCGGCTACAGTTCAGGCGAGAGAAGCGGCTTTGGTCGCTGCAACCGATTATATCGACAAGAGATTTGGTTCTCGTTTCTCGGGAATCAAGTTGTATCTTGAACTCGATGTCTTTGCTGAGAACTTCTTGCAGTTCGCCTCTCAGCCGCAGAACAACCAGACTTTGACTATCGGCTCCGTGACTTATACGTTCAAGAACGTGGTCTCTGTCACGAACGACATTCTAATCGGGGCGAGCATCACTGCAACGATTACGAACTTCCTCGCGGCGGTCGCAACTCATCCTGATGTGAACGCTGAGGCTGCTGGCGCAGACTCTGTCATCGTCACTCATAAACTTGCTGGAGAGCAGGCCGAGGTTCTGACTTCGACCGATGGTCCAACTCGTCTCTCCTGGGATTATGCTCAGCTCGTGCTGCCTTCTTCGGGTGAGCAGCCGCTTGAGTGGCCGAGAGACTATGTTTACTCTAGAGCTGGAATTGCTCTCACTGGCATTCCAGAGAAGCTTCGTCAGGCGACTGTCGAATACGCCTCGAGAGCGATCACTGCTGGTCTCATGCCTGATCCGGTCGTCAGCGATACTGGTCAGGACATCAGACGCAAGTTTGAGAAAGTCGGTCCGATTGAAGAAGAGACCGTGTATTCAACCCAAGTGAGGGAAGTGTTCAAGCGATTCCCCGAGGCTGACAAACTACTCGCTGAGTTGATCATCGGGTCTGGTGGAGTCACCAGATAATGGTCGATTACACCAAACTCGCAGCGACAGCTTCAAGGCTCATAACTTCGAATGGAAGATCGATCACTTTCGTTCGAAAGTCAGAGACTCCGGCCGATGTGAACAAGCCTTGGAAGGGTCCAGTCGTTGGCGAGACGACGTTCGTCACTGATGGGGTATTCGTTCCTCCGAATACTGTTCGACAGTTTGGCATCACCTCCTTGGGTCAGGGAACAGAATTCGTTGATCTGCTGCAATTCAGCGAACAGATTGTCATTCTGCACCAAGGACAAACAGATCTTCGTCAGTTCACGATCCTGCGTGATGGCTCTGATTGGAACATTCTTGGACTGCAAGTTCTCTGCCCCGCTGACGTCAACGTTCTCGCATTTGTTGGAGTCCGTCGATGACTTTCGAAGAAGCAGTCGATGATATCCAGGCCATGCTGACTACAGCGTGGTCGGCTACAGGTCACATGATCTTCTACGAGTCTGTCCGTGAACAGCGTGAAGATGACAACACGGCTTGGGCAGCTTCTGTGATTCGTCATGCCGGAGGTTCCCAAAGAACTATCGGCGGACTTGGATATCGACAGTTTGCTCGCACTGGAGTTTTGATCGTTCAGATCTTCACTCCAATTGGAAATGGCTTGCAAGAATCCTATCAACTGGCTAAGGTAGTCACTGATGCTTTCGAGGGTAAGTCTTCACCCCTTGGTGTGTGGTTCAGAAAAGTCGCAATCAGGGAAGTTGGTAAAGATGGAATGTTTCAACAACTGAACGTGACCGTCGAATTCGAATACAACGAGGTCAAATAAGGAGGCCTGTAAATGGCAGACGCTCAAAAGATCGACTCCAACATCACGGGCCTTGCCTATGCTGAAGAAGCTCAGCTCGGCCTGCTTCCTGGTGAAGGTGGACTTGGTGGAACTCCGGTCTGGTATCGGTTGAACCCGAACAGCTACAGCGATTTCGGCGGTGAGATCGTTACTGTTTCCCCGAATCCGATCAATCCTTCTCGCCAGCGCCGCAAGGGTGTGACGACTGACCTGAACGCGGCTGGCGGAATCAACCACAACCTGACGTTCCAGAATCTCACCGATCTGATGCAGGGCGTCATGTTCGCTGATATTCGCCGGAAGGGGAAGCAAGCTGTCACCGCAGTCGACATCGACACCACGAACCCTGATGAATACGAAGTCGCGGCGACCGCTGGCTTTCTCGTCAATTCGTTGATCAAGGGAATCGGCTTCACGAATGCTGCGAACAACGCGCTGAACGTCGTGACTGCAATCACCACGAATACCTCGGTCGAGGTTGCGACTGGTCTGCTCACGGCTGAAGCCTCTCCTCCGACCGGTGCATCGATCAACGTGGTCGGTTTCCAAGGGACCTCCGCCGATCTCAACGTCGACGCAACCGGAACCTTCCCTGCAATCACGTCGACCTCGCTGAACTTCACCACTCTTGGGCTCGTCGTCGGTCAGTGGGTGTTCGTTGGTGGCGATTCGGCTGGGACGAAGTTCGTGACTGCTGCGAACAACGGGTTCAAGAGAATTCGTTCCATCACTGCAACCAGATTGACTTTCGACAAGTCCTTCTCGACGATGGTCAACGAAACCGGAACTGGTCTGACCGTTCGCCTGTTCTTCGGCGATGTTCTCCGGAACGAAACTGGTTCCTCGATCGTTCGTCGCACCTACAACCTCGAGCGGACACTCGGCGCTCCTGATGACGCGCTTCCGGCTGAAATCCAGTCTGAAGTTCTCAAGGGTGCTGTCGCCAACGAGTTCACCCTGAACGTTCCGTCGTCTGATCTGATGAACGTCGATTTTTCGTTCATCGCAACGGACAACGAGCAGCGGACTGGCGCGACTGGACCCAAGCAGACTGGCGTTCTCGAATTTCCGGCCGCGAACGAATACAATACCTCGAGCGATATCGGTCGTATCCGCCTTTCTGTTGTGAGCGATACGGACGAGGCTCCGGCGGCGCTGTTCGCGTTCGTGACCGAGGCAACCATCACGATCAACAACAACGTGACTCCGAACAAGGCTGTCGGCGTTCTGGGCTCGTTCGATCTCACGGCTGGGACGTTCACTGTTTCGGGTAGCATGACTGCTTATTTCGCGAGCGTCGCTGCGACCCAAGCAGTTCGTGACAACTCCGATGTCACGCTCGACTTGTCTGTCGTGAAGGACAACACTGGCATCGTCTTCGATCTTCCCTTGATTTCGCTCGGTGACGGGCGTCTGAATGTTGAGATCGATCAGCCTATCACTCTTCCCCTGACGACGGAAGCAGCTTCGGGCGAAGATGTCGATGAGAACCTCGATCACACGCTTCTGATCACCTACTTCAACTATCTCCCGGACGCAGCGTAAAGCTGCGTCTTCCACACAGAAGGATATTGCATATGGGAATGTATGACACATTCGAAACTGACGCCGAGATGGAATCCAAAGGCGTCATCGTCGATTACGGTGATTTCCGTGTTCGCCTTGCCCACGCAGGTCAGGGAAACACTCGGTATGTGAAATATGCCGAAAAGATGATGAAGCCGGTTCGTCGGGCTATGGAAGCCGGTTCTCTCGGCAACGAGCGTTCGCTCGCTATCATGCTGGACATCTACGCGAAGACTATCATCCTGGACTGGCAAGTTCGTGATGGCGTCGACAAGTGGAAAACTGGCATCGAATCCAAGGACGGTTCGATCTTGCCGTTCAACGAAGACAATGTGTTGTCCACTCTCAAGGCTCTGCCGAATCTGTTCCTTGATCTTCAGCAGCAGGCGACCTCGATCTCCAACTTCCGTCGTGCTGAACTCGAGGCCGAAGCGGGAAACTGATAGCGGTCCTTGAGTATCAGCTCGTCCAAGGACCGGTAGAACACATGATCATCGAGCAGGCCGCGAAACACGGCCTGCCTCTTCCTGAGAAAATTCAAAATGCCCCTAGTCTTCTTCCCGGCCTTGAACTATACTACATAGGGTTCACGGATCTAATCAACTCACGGAACGTCGGGATGGGTGTCAGCCCTATATGGTGGGGAACAATCCAAGACTACTGTGATAGAAAGAAACTGGACGAAGAGCAGACTGAGGCTATGCACCATCATATCAAAGCGATGGACGGTGTTTATCTGAACCTCTCACAGAAGAAAAAGTGATGGCAACTCTCGCTCAGTTCTCTCAGAACATCTTCAAGAAAAGTTCTCAGATCGAGAATGCCGCCACTCGCGTTGTGAGAGCGACTTCTAAGCGAGCGCTGAAGGCTCTCGTCTACGCGACTCCTGTTGATGAAGGTGTTGCTCGTTCCAACTGGAGAGTTGGTGTTGGTGCTGCTCCGACTGCATTCATCAAAGCCTACGCTCCTGGAAAGAAACTCGGACTCGGCGAGCGCGGAAACGCCAACGCCGCGATCGCTGCTGGATTTGCGAAAATCGAAACTGTTCGCGGCGTCTCTGGGCGAGGAGGCGGTCTGAAGAAAGCTGTCTATATCGCGAACAACGCTCCTTACATCGAAAGATTGAATAGCGGATATTCCAGTCAGGCTCCAGCTGGATTTATCGAGATCGCTTTGTCAGAAGTTCATGATGTGATTCAGAACTTTCGTGTCTTCACCAGAAGTCAAGATGAAGAAGGTGAGTAATGGGAACTGAACACGTCAATATCATCTTCCGTGAAAACGGAACGAATGTCATCAAGAGAAATCTTGACGAACTTGGCATGGCCGCGAACAGGGCAACTCGAAGCATCTTTCTTCTTGAGCGTGCGTTGTTCGTCATCGGTGGCGCTGGTCTGCTGAGAGGGTTGACCAGTCAGCTCGATTTGCTTACGAACTATGAAAACAGGTTGAAGCTGACCACGATCTCTGCATCGAACCTGCAAGATGTTCAGACTCAGTTGTTTGAGATCGCAAAGAAATCAAGAACCTCGTTCGAAGGCGTGAACGAGATCTATAACAGAACGGCTCTGTCTGCAAGAGAACTCGGTGTCTCGCAGAAAGAGTTGCTTAGATTTACTGAGTCTGTGAGCAAGGCTGCTGTTCTATCTGGTGCGAACGCTCGAGAAGCGAACGCTGCGCTCATTCAGCTTGGGCAAGGTATCTCGTCAAACCGCTTGGGCGGCGATGAACTTCGTTCAATTCTGGAACAGCTTCCTCTGGTTGCGGACATCATCGCGAAGCAATTCGGTGTGACCCGTGGTGAACTCCGTCAGCTTGGAACTGAAGGAAAGATCACGGCTGATCAAATCCTCGCAGCTTTCAGAAACTCTGCCGCTGGAATTGATAAGGACTTCGCGAAACTCGTTCCGACGATTGGCCAGTCTCTTGGTATTGTTCGAGATTCCTTCTTGGCCCTCCTGGACGCATTCGATGATGCAACCGGTTTCTCTGAAAAGGTTTCTATGGCGATCATCAGTATCGCTGATAACCTGAAAGGAATCATGGTCACCGCGACTGCTGTCGGCGTGACTCTGGCTGGTGTATTCGCAGGAAAAGCTATTCACGCTGTCATGGCTTACGTTGCAGGATTGAAAGCTGCCCAAATAAAGCAGACTGAAGTTCTGCAGAGGCTGATCGCTATACGGACAGCGGTCGTCGCAAAATCTGCTGCTGTCGTAACCGCAGCTAACATAGAGACCAGAACAACTCTCGCAGCATACGCGAGTCGTCAGGCTGAACTTCAGCAGAATCTTGCTCTCATCGCCCAGAAGAAACTGCTCTTGCAGCAGCAAGTTCTCGAGTCACAGTATGTGATCAGAAATGGCGTTGCCAGAAACGCTCAGACTGGTCAATTCGTGAACCTTGCGATCGCGAAGCAGAATTTGATCAATCTTTCTCAGAAACTTTCCATTGTTGAGGGTGTTGAGACAGCACAGGCTGCGCGCCTAGCGGCTGCACGGGCTGCACAGGCTGCATTTGGCGCGCAGGCCGCACAGGCTGCGCGCCTAGCGGCTGCACAGGCTACGGCGCAGGCTACGGGGCTTGCCGTTGCAACCACGCGCCTAGCGGCTGCACAGGCAGCGGCGCTAGGGTGGTTCGTCCGGCTCCGCGCTGTCCTTCCTGGAGTTGCTGTCGCTATTGGTGCTGTTCGTGGCGCATTCATGGCTCTGTTCGCTACGATCATGGCGAATCCTATCGGAATTCTTCTGACTGGTCTTCTTGCGGTTCAGCTCTACATGTCTTTGCAGACTGATGCAACTGAGGAATTGAAATCAGTCCAAGAGCAACTGAACGATTCGATGGCTGAGTATGCCTCAGGAGGAGGAGCAAAGGCTCTCTCTACGGCAAAAGCTCTCTCGGCAGAGAACAGAGCTCTGGCGGCATCGATCAGAGACGTCGCACAGGCGAATGTAGAGTCCGCGGCTGCGAATCCTTATACGTTCGATCCTTCCTCTGGTCTTGGGTCTGGATCGACTGAATCTGAGATAGTGAGCCTTCAAGCTTCTGCCACAGATCTCGCGATGAAAGCTCAGCTCGCCCTGAACCAAGAAAAGATGATTGTCCAAGAACTGATCCGTCAGAATGAACAGATGTTCAGAATGCGTGAGCTGAGACAGTTCATGGTCGGAACGTGGGGACAGCAACTTCAGCTCATGGGACAAACTCGTGCTGAAAGTGATGCTGAATACCAGAAGGCGATGGAAATTCTCACTCCGATGAGAGAGAAAGCTGAGATCCTCAGGCTGTCTGTAATATACGGAGAAAATTCAATCGAGGTCCTGAAGCAGAGACAAAGAACTGAGATGGAAAATCTCTTGACGACTATCAAAAGTCTCAAGATCGCTGAAAGCGTTTCTGATCAGATGGTTATCCAGCTGTCCAGAGTTCAGGCTCTAGAGAGAGTCATCGCTGCTGCTGGCGGAGCGACTGACACTCTTGGAGGAAAGATCAAGATGTTGGCTGCTATGATTCAGCCTGCAATCGATAAAGCAAGAGAGCTACTGGCTGTCTTGAGTTCTTCCTTCGGCGCTCTGCGAGGAATCACAACTGGCATTTCAAATGCTCTCAGCAGATTTGCGAACAGTGGCTTCGTCGCGAAAGCTAAAGAGGGCTTCCTGGCTCTCTTCAACAAGGCTAAGGACGCGAAGGATCTCAAGGACTTTCAGGATTCACTTCTTCCTGATGGAGCAGGTGGTGGAGGTGGTGCATCCGAAGATGCTCTCGCGAAACTCCGCGAACAGATTGCGCTTGAAACTCGTCTCCTTGGGTTGTCTGAAGCCCAAAGACAGGTTGAGACTGCACTGAGTGCTGATCGTGATAAATACTCTCAGCTGGAGATCGATAATGTCACTAAGGAGATTGAGGCTCTGAACGCGAAGAAAGAAGCAATCGCTCAGATGCAATCGATTTCTGACAAAATCAAATCTTCCATGGAAGAAGCCTTCATGTCAATCGTCGAGGGAACTCAGACGATGGGAGAAGCTTTCAAGAAGATGGCTTACGAGATCATCAAGGAACTTTATCGAGTTCTCGTTGTGCAGAGGCTGGTTGGTTCTTTCAACGCCTCCACTGGAACTGGAACTGGTCTCATTGGTCTTATTTCTGGGGCGTTCACTAAACAAGCTGATGGTGGTGTCTGGAGCCAAGGTTCTCAGCTGCGGAAGTTCGCCAATGGTGGCGTCGTTTCCGGAGCGACTATGTTCAAGACCAACACTGGCCTCGGCATCATGGGTGAAGCTGGCCCAGAGGCGATCATGCCTCTCACTAGAGGTGCGAACGGGAAGCTTGGAGTTCAGGCCTCTGGGTCTGGTGGCGACACTATCATCGTGAACAATGACATTCATGTCAGTGGGTCTGGCGTCGACGTAACTGCAATTCGTTCTGAGATCATGAAAGCTGTTCCGGCTATCGTTGATAAGACCAAGAGCGCAATCATCGACGCTCGCAGAAGAGGTGGACAGATGAAGAATGCGTTTGGTGGATAATGACAATCTCATACCCTCTGTCTCTCCCTACTGGCTACGCGATTGAGGAAATCTCGTTGCGGGCTGTCAATGCTGACGCGCTCAGTATGTCTCCGTATGGATTCAACCAGCAGGTTGTGTCTCATCCTGGAAAGAGGTGGGAGGCAACGGTCAAGATCTCTCCGTTTTTGAGAAACAAGGCTGAGCCTTGGATCTCATTCCTTCTGAGTCTCAACGGAAGGGTCGGAACATTCTTGCTTTCTGATCCCAACTGTGCAACTCCTCAGGGTTCGGCTTCAACTGCTCCTGGAACTCCGTTGGTGAAAGGTGCATCTCAAACTGGGAGCAGCCTCATCATCGATGGTGCTCCTCTCTCAGCGACTGGATATCTGAAGGCTGGTGACTATATTCAACTTGGGACTGGCTCAGGTTCGAAGCTGCACAAGGTTCTCGTTGATGCGAACTCCGATGGAACTGGTCAGGTGACTCTTGATATCTGGCCGACCTTGAGATCTTCTCCTGCTGATAACGACGCAGTCATCGTCAGCGGGTGTGTCGGAAAGTTCCGTCTCAAAGATCCGCTAACCCAGTGGGATATCAACAGCATGAGCATCTATGGAATCACTTTCGAGTGCATGGAGGCTCTATGAGCAGAGAGTTATCATCTCCGGTATCGACCGCGCTAACAGACGAAGTCATATTTCCGTTCTTCGCAATAGACTTCAGTTTGGACTCTGGAGCTCTGTATGTGTGGAATGGAAATGAAGATCTTGTCATCGGTGCAAAGACGTATCTCGGTGCTGGAGAGTTGATTTCCATATCTGCTATCTCCGAAACTTCAGAGATGAGCGCTCAGGGAGCGACGATCACACTGACTGGTATCCCAGCGACGTTTCTGTCGATGGCTCTGGTTGAGCCGTATCAGGGCAGAGAGTGCAAGATCTTTTTCGGAGTGACGAATTCTGCCGTTGACTATGTTGAGATCTTCTCTGGGTTCCTCGATCAGATGGTCATCAATGAGACTTTTGAAACAGCAGTCATCACTGTCACTGTGGAGAATGAGCTGATCAGACTTGAGAGGCCTGTCGTTCGTCGCTTCACCCCAGAGGATCAGAAGTCTCGGTTTCCTGGAGATCTCGGTCTTGATTTCATTTCTGATATTCAGGATAAAGAGATCTTCTTTGGAAAGTCTGCAAAATGATGACCTTTCAACAGGAATTCATCGTGAATATCAAAGATGAATGTTCGTCTTTGATTGAGGCTCATTGGGAAGAGATCGCTCTCAACAAGGATATAATCAAACTCTCGCCGGACTGGCAGGCTTACAAGAATCTCGAGGACTCTGGTGTCCTTAGGATCTTCACGGTGAGAAGCGACTCTGTTCTCGTTGGATATTTCGTCCTGTTTGTCAGAACGCACATTCATTATTCAGAGCATCTTTTCGCTGTGAACGATGTTATCTACTTGCATCCAGATTTTCGTCGTGGTAGCGTTGCCAGCAAGCTGATTAAATTCGCAGAGTCTTGTCTTAAAGAGGATGGAGTGAAAGTGATGGTCGTGAATTCAAAAGTTCACGCTCCGTTCGATCCTCTCCTCAAGAGACTTAAATTCGATCATGTCGAAAACACCTTCATGAAGAGACTCTGATATGGCAATTTCAGCAGTCATGGGAGCGATTTCTGCAGGAACAACCGCGCTCTCGGGTGGAGTTCTTCTTGGTGGATTTCTCGTCGGAGGTGCAGGAACTCTCCTGACGCACTTCCTAGTTTCGACTGCTATGGGTGCGGCTCTGAACGCACTCTCTCCGAAACCGTCAAACTCAACTGGTGGATACACCATCAGCGGAGTATCAGGATCAAGTCTTGATCATCAAATCATCTATGGTGAAACGAGAGTTGGCGGGGTTCGTATCTATGATGAAAGCACTGGAACGAACAACAAGATTCTTCACAGAGTGATCGGCTTTGCTGGACATGAGATCGACTCCTACACAGCGATCTATCTCAATGAAGAGATAGTCACTCTAGATGGTTCTGGAAACGTGACCTCTCCAGCGAGATACTCTGGTAAAGTTCGGATCAAGACCTATCTTGGGACTGACTCACAAACTGCTGACACAGATCTCACTTCTGAGTCAGCATTCTGGACAGCGAACCATAGGTTGAGAGGAATTGCGTATGTCTACGCGCGGTTCACTTATGATCAGAATGCTTTCGCCAACGGAGTTCCGACTGTCTCCGCGAAAATCAAGGGACGCAAGGTCTATGACCCAAGAAGTGGTCTGACTGCGTGGAGTAACAACTCGGCTCTCTGCATCAGAGATTATCTCACCGCACCTTTCGGTCTGTCACAAGCTTCTGTTCGAATTGATGATGCTCTTGTCACAATCGCTGCTGATGTGGCTGATGAGACTGTGTCTGCTGAAAGCCGCTATACCTGCTCTGGATCCTTTCTGACTTCAGTCGCTCCTGGGTCTATCCTATCGAGCCTGCTGACTTCCATGGGTGGAATTCTATGGTATTCACAAGGCAAGTGGAGAATGAAAGCTGCCAAGTGGGTCGCTCCGGCTATTTCATTCGATGAGGGAGATGTAAGATCTCAGCTCTCAATCTCCACACGCAATTCCAGGCGTGATAACTTCAACGTCATCAAGGGAACTTTCAAGGGTCCTGAGACTGATTGGCAGGATACTGATTACCCAAGAGTGACGGACGCGGCGTTTCTAGCTGCTGACAATGGTCTCGAGAATACTACAGACTATGATCTTCCGTTCACAGATTCCTCGAAGACTGCACAGAGAATTGCCAAGATCGCTCTTTTCAGAAACAGAGAGCAACTGTCAATCTCTGCGAGTTTCGGTCTCAAAGCTATGAAGGTTCAGGTTGGAGATATCATCAGCCTCTCGCTTGATCGCTTCGGTTGGGTGTCCAAGGCTTTCGAGGTCACCTCGTGGAACATGTCCGTCACTGAAGAACTTGATATTCAGTTTCCGTTGACACTGAGAGAGATCTCCGAGCAGGTGTTTCAAGACGTCTCTGGCTCTGTGTTCGAGATGAACAACACGACTCTGCCGAATCCGTATTATGTGGAGCCAGTTGGAATTTCGCTCAGCAGCGAAGTGCGAATCCAGAACGAAAACATCATTGACTTCATCTATATCTTGATCACTGCGAGCGATTCCAGTATGATCGATTATGTTGAAGTTCAGTATAAGAAATCGACAGATTCTGTGTGGTCAGTCGCTGGAACCGGTGACGTCGGTATCTATGAATTGCCGAATCCTGATAGCGTGGATCACGACTTCAGGGCCAGATCGTTCAATCACTTTGGAGTTCAAGGTGACTGGACGTATTATCTCGATTACGCAAGTGTCGGTCTCATCGCTGCACCCGAAGATGTCTCGAATTTCAGAGCGAACTTGAATGGTGGAGTGATCTCTCTAGAGTGGGATCCTGTTTCAGATCTGGATCTATCGCACTACAGAATTCGTCACTCTCTTGAAGAGACTGGTGCCACATACGCGAACTCGACTGGTTCTGTGACGAGAGTAAGTCGCCCAGCGAGTTCGGTCACTGTCCCGACTAGACCTGGAACGTATACGATCAAGGCGTATGACAAACTTGGAAACGCTTCGATCAACTATTCGTCGGTTGTCGTTCGTGAAGCAGCGCTCGAAACGTTCTCGAACAACCTGACCTCTACTCAGTCTCCGACGTTCTCTGGAACGAAGACTAATACGTCGGTCACTTCCAGCCAACTCAGGTTGACGACATTCTCCTCTGGGCCTTCAACTGGTGAGTATGAATTCACGACCTATATCGACACTGGAGCGGTCAGAAGAGTTAGATCCAGAATCGACATGAACGTAGTTCGTCTCGACACAGCCGCTGGTCTGTGGGATGATATTCCAGGAAACTGGGATTCATTTCCAGGAAACTGGGACGATTGGACTGGAGCCGCGCAGTTCACTGACACTGATGTCATCACCTACATCAGCGTCACTGAACAAGATCCAGCTGGAACTCCGACTTGGTCTGCTTGGCAGATATTCAAGGCTGGAGACTTCTATGGTCGAGCGTTCAAGTTCAAGATCGAACTTCAAAGCGAAACGAATAACGTAACTCCGAGCATCTCTGGGCTAGTCGCCCGAGTTCAGTATTGAGGTCAGAAAATGGCGCAGCATGACTACAACATCGCGAACCAAGGTTCGGCAGCGGCAAGAGCTGACCTCAACTCCTTGTTTCAAGCTATCGTTTCAACCAACTCTGGGGCAACAGCTCCAACGACGACTTTCGCGAATATGCTCTGGTATGACACGGCGAGCGATCTTCTGAAGATGCGGAATGAAGCTGATTCGGCTTGGATCACTCTTGGAACGGTTGATCAGACCAACAGTAAGTTTGAACCGAATTTCACGATCGCTACCCAAGCCCAAGCGGAGGCGGGGCTTGAGAACACAAAAGTGATGACTGCCCTGCGTGTCGCTCAGGCGATTGCAGTTCTCGGTGCTGGTCTGAATCTTCAGATCTTCACGGCTTCCGGAACCTACACTCCTACTTCTGGATACAGCAAGGCTCTTGTTATCTGCACTGGTGGGGGTCGCGGTGGTGGAACTGGCTCGACAGGTGCTTCGAATGGTCCTGGAGGAGATGGTGGCGCAACTGCTATAACAGTCATCGATATCTCTGCTGGAACTCCGAGCGCAGTCACGATTGGAGCTGGTGGAGCCGGAGCATCCTCTGGTTCATCAGGAGGAACTCAGGGATCGACCGGCGGAACAACTTCTCTCGCTTCTTTGTGTTCTGCGACTGGTGGTGGCGTCACTTACGCGGTCACTGGAACTCTTGGAATCGAAGGAACTCCTGGATCAAAAGACTCTCAAGACGGAAACGGCGGCGGTTCGTTCTGGGGTGGAGGCGCTGGATCTACTGTAAAGCCTAGCACGACGACTGGTCAGACTGGTCAAGCTGCATTGGCTTATGGGGCTGGAGGTGGCGGAGGTTGCGGAGGCACTGGCTCAGGTGCATCGAAGGGCGGCGGTGGTGCTGGAAAAGCTGGCGTCATTATGGTATTGGAGTTCTGATCATGAGAAAAGCTGAAATCAAGAACGGTGTCGTCGTCAACGTCATTGAAGTCGATTCAGACAACGTCCCAGAGTGGTGTGCTCTCTGGCCTAACGTGGATGAACTCGTCGCGATCGGTGATAAGTTCTCGAAGGGAGTTTTCTCTCGTGTAGAGATCAAACAAGTTCCGACGAGTGACGATGTCAATCGTGAACGTGACAGTCGAATGAGCGGAAAATTCTGGTTCTACGAGAACCAATTCGACTGTGATCAGAAATCTCTGGCGAGGATCGCTGGAGCAGCAACTCTCGCTGGGTTCGCCATCTCTCTTGGGTCACAGAAGGGCGATCTCTACTGGCATGGTGGGATTGAACCATTCTCGTGGATTTCTGCTGATAACTCGATCATCGAAATGGATGCCCATGCGATGTTCGAATTCGGCAAGGCCGCTGCGAGCAACGAGTCGGCTCATATCTTCGCTGCTAGAACGTTGAAAGATATGGTGGAAATCCCTGCGGATTTTGCCAATGACAAGTATTGGCCGTGAGGTTTATGATTGTCATGATAAGGTTTTTGCCGTATGTTGTCTTTATTGTCCTGATCCTCAGCGTGGGCTGGTGGGGATACTCGCTCGGCGTTGATGACACCGTCCAGCGATATGAAGTGAAAATTCAAGAAGAACGCAAACGTCAACAGTCAGCAAATGAAGCCGCTCTCGAACATGCTAAAGAGAGTGAAGCAGAACTTCGCAGACTTCTGAGTGAACGAAATGCAACAATTCGGATACTCATGCAGGATGCCCAAGCTGATCCTAACGCAGATCGTCCTTCTGTCAGCTCTGATGGGGTGCGGCGAATCAATCGGGTCAATTGAGGCTCCAACATTAGCTGAGCCTCCAATGGAGTTCACTCAGCCGTGCAAGCGGCCAGTGAATCTCCCTAATCGTGAACTCACGCAGCTCGAAGTTGAATCTTACTGGATCACTGATCGCAGTGAACTGGTATCTTGTGCTGAGCGCCATGCCGCGACTGTCGACTTTTATAGAGACCGCGACAATAGGATCAGCGATGACCGAAGATGAGAAAATACGCATCCTCGAAAATCAACTCGAGGAATTGAGAAGTGAATTCCATGGATATGTGGATCAGAAACGAGAAGAAGAATCAAAGCGGCTTCGCGCTGCTCTGATGGTCGCAGGTGGTGTTATCATGGCGTTGATGTCGTTTGTGTGGGTCGAAATCATCTGGCCTGTTATCAAGGCAGGAAAATCATGACAACCTCAGCTCTGAATTCAATGATGAGAAGCGTCCTCAGAGCGGCGATCTATTTCATCTTTTTCATGCTTGGAGTTGTCCTGTTCACTCTTGGGCCGAAGCTGGAGGTTCTGATGAACCCAGTGGTCGGAGCCTTCAAGATTGAAAAAATCTGGCAGGAAGGAAATCGCTATTTCGTAGAAGGTGCTCTTCTCAAGATACGAGGAGAATGTGAACCAACTGAGATAGTGATGTTTGCTGGCGGTGGATTTGAAGACAAGAACGCAAAGATCATCAAGATTGGATTTTCAACTGATCCGATCCAAGGAGACAGTGGCTTCGTCGCTAGGCCCAAGGGAGCGCAGCATTGGGGTCCGTGGGAGTTAACTCCTCCAAGTGAACCTCTTGGTCCGATCGTGAGTTTGGCAGTCACTCATCGTTGTCATTCTCTGTGGCACCAGACTCAAGTCATCTATACCGGTCTGACCCGTGACTTCTTTCCGGATCTGACGTTAGACACTTATGATGGAGATTGATCATGGCTAAAGAGAACTTCCAGATCACGACTGACTGGCTTCTCGTTCACGAGGGTGGCTATGTCAATCACCCGAAAGATCCTGGAGGGGCGACGAATCGTGGAGTGATTCAGAGAACCTATGATGCGTATCGTGTCCGGAAAGGTCTCGACAAGCGCAGCGTGAAGTTGATCACGAATGAAGAGGTCTGGGAGATCTACAAGACCCAATACTGGAACCCGATCGCTGGAGACCTTCTCCCGTCTGGGCTCGACTACGCGGTCTACGATTTCTCTGTGAACTCTGGTGCTTCTCGTGCGATCAGGTTCTTGCAAGAACTTCTCCGCGTGAAAGTCGACGGAGTCATCGGCAATGCGACCCTCGCTGCAATTCAAGGCCACAACAACATCGAACAGTTGATCAAAGATCTCTGTGAGAAGCGTTGGAACTGGATGAAAACTCTCAAGACGTTCAAGACGTTCGGAACAGGCTGGACACGCCGTGTCATGGGAGATGTCATCGGAGCTCAGCCTGTGAACGATCATGGTGTGATTGATCGTGGTGTGAAGCTGTTCATCGGTTCGATAACCCAAGCAGATGCACCTCGTCAGGCTCTCCTCGGTAAGGCTGAGGAGGAGGATGAAACTCTGACATCAATCACAGCACATGCAGTCGTCGACGAGGGCAACGTCCTGAAGGTCGCTGGCGGAGCAATCCCTGGAGTCCTGACAGGTATCTCCATGGCTCCTCCTGGACCTATCCAATGGGCGCTCGCAGCGGTTATGGTCATCGCGGCTCTTGCAGTCGTGGCGCTTCTCTACCGCAAATTTGCCGTTCGTAGTTAAGGCAAGTAGAGTCAAGTAGAGTCAGCAAGCACGTCGAGAATTGTTTGTTTACAATGGCTTAGAAGTGCCGCCTTAACTAACATAGGTGGCACTACCTGCCCAAAGGTTTGCAGGCCGTGGAGCTGTAGCTGTAGCCTAGTTCTAGTTGTGTTTCTTATGTAAGTTAAGTAAAGAGAAAGAAAAATAAGTGTTTACAAGGGGTTAGAAGTGCCTTAACTTGGCTGACATAACATAAACTAAGTAGAGTCAGTTATGTCAGAGATCATCAGCGAATTTCTGGAGTATGTTCACTCTCGTGGGTTGTTCTGGAAGAAGGATAGAGGTCCAGCTAAATCAGGCCAGAAGGTTAGTCCTGGAAGTCAGATCAGGGTTGATGGTAAGAGAATCTACTCTCACCACATAGTCTGGTTTCTGCATCATGGATACTTCCCTTCTGAACGCGATGAGTGGTTAGATCACAAAGATGGAAACCGTAAGAATGAAACTATAGAGAATTTGAGGATAGTCACACCCGAACAAAACAATATGAATCGCAGACCACGAATGAACAGAGATTTCCCTAAAGGAGTCTATGCTCGTCAGGGAAAGTTCGATTCTCGCATACAGTGGAAAGGTCAGGTCATCTTCCTTGGGTTGTTCGACACAGTTGGAGAGGCAGAAGCTGCCTATCAAGGAGCGTCAAGAGCGCTGCAAAGAGAATTCTCTTTCTATGCAAGGGTCGAATTGTCACAGGAGTAATAGCCTGCTAACGTGTCAATAGAAAAGGAGCACCCATGAAGATTGAAGATTTCCCTCACGTTGTTGACCCATTCAGTCACCAACTCGCTCACTTGAAGGACCATGTCAATGACAAAGCGTGGGGACTCTTGTGGGAACAAGGAACAGCGAAAACAAAGCCGATCATCGATACTGCTTGTTTCCTATTTGCGAACGGAGACATCGATGGTCTTCTTGTTGTTGCGCCTCCTGGTGTAGAACGGAACTGGAACACCGACGAAATTCCGACTCATATGCCAGCAGAGTTCGCGATCGATACTATGGTGCAGGTGTTTCTCACAGCGAAGAAACATACGGCTGGTCATCGTCGTGCTATGTCTGCATTGCTCAGACATCAAGGTCTCGCTGTCATGTTGATCAGTTACAACGCTTTCATGACAGCTGAAGGGAAGGACATGGTGTGGAAGTTCCTCAAGGAACGGAAATGCCTGTATATTCTCGATGAGGCTCACAACATCAAATCGCCGAATGCGAAGCGGACAAAGTCCATTATCGCTTCTTCGAAGTATGCACCCTACAAGAGAATTTTGACTGGAACTCCTGTCGCCGTTGGGCCATTCGACCTTTACTCACAGATCAAGTTCCTGGACGACTTCTTCTGGAAGAATAAGGGCATCCATGGAACTGTTGAATTCAGAAATTACTTCGGTCGCTGGTTGACGAGATCTGAACACCAGAGACTCCACGGGTATGATCCAGGTTACGATCAGTTGATCGAGTATCAGAATCTCGACAAACTCGAGATGTGGTTGAAGGAGATCACCGATCGTTATCTTAAGGACGATGTCCTTGATCTTCCGCCAAAGCTGTATCAGAAGCGTTACTTCGATATGAGCCCAGAGCAGAAGGCTGCTTACAATCAGCTTCGCGAGGAATTCATGTTGGAGATTGGCGACAATCTCATCACAGCTGAGTTGCCGATCACTCGTCTTCTGCGTTATCAGCAGATCGCCTGCAACTATGTCCCGCTCGGTATCGATGAGCCGGTTCATATGTTCAGCGAGAAGAACCCTCGACTGAATGTGATGGAGGATATTCGTGACGCAACTTTCACTCCTGGCATTGTATGGGCTCGCTTCCGACATGACGTGGATCAGATCATGGATCTGTTGGGAAAGACGGCTGTTCGTTACGACGGATCTGTGGACGACGATCAGGCTGAACGAAACAAGCAGGCGTTTCAGCGTGGCGACGCTCAATGGTTCGTAGGGACTGCTGCGAAGGGCGGTCCTGGACTGACCCTAACCCAAGCGAAGGTGATGGTCTACTATTCGAATAGTTTCCGTCTGATCGACAGACTTCAATCTGAAGATCGTTGCCACCGCGCAGGTATGGATGAGCATCCTGTGAACTATATCGACATCGTCTGCAACGACACGGTTGATGAACGCATCGTCGAGAATCTTCGTGATAAGAAAGATATCGCGTCGGCCATTCAGGGCGATGCTTGGAAGGAGTGGATCTGATGACTGTGTTCGCGGTTCAACAGCAAATGCGATTCGATCAAGTTCGCAAGGAACTTGTTCCGCGGTTCACGTCTGTCGACAAGGCTCTTCGGTGGGGGAAGATCGTGTATCTTCTCTCACCATCTGCTCATCCGTTCAACCCAGACCTCGTCTTGGGCGATATGCACGAGAAACTGAGCGGGTTCAATGAAGACGATCATCTTCTTCTCATCGGAAACCCAGGACTGATTGGGATGGCGACGTCAATCGCAGCCTACTATAACAACGGAGAAGTCAAACTTCTTCAGTGGAGCGGGCGTCATGGTGAATACACTGAGATCGTCGCGAAGATATATTGAACTTGTCATTTGTGGCGCTTGCTGCTACTTTATAGGTCCACCGAGTTAGCAGGATATAGCAATGGAAGAAGATCCGTATGGCTCCTTTAAGGAAAACGACAGCAACCTGACTATCGTTCTTCGGACTCTTGCCGATGAACTGTTGGCTGCTGAAGCTGAAGTCAAGCGGATCGAAGCAGAACTTGAAGTTGCGAACAATCTTCGTCGTGACATTGCAGAGTTTCGCATTCCAGCTGCGACAGACGGCCTCGACGGAAAGTTTGAACTCGGCGATGGTCGCACCTTGACGATCAAGGAAGAGATCAGAGCGAGCATTGCTGGTGACAAGAAAGTGCCTGCTATCCAATGGATGGATTCGCACGGTTTCGGTCACATCGTGAAACGCCAGATGACATTCGAATTCGGCAAAGATGATATGGAGCGCGCCGAAGCATTCAAGAAGGTGCTGGCTCCGATCATGGCTGAAATGAAGTTGGTTCTGAAAGAGAACCATCAGGTTCACCCAGCGACCCTCGTCGCTTGGGTCAAGGAACGCCTTGGTGAAGGCGAAGATCTACCTGTCGATATCTTTGGTATCTTCAGACAGAGAACTGCCAAGGTCAAAGAATGATTCTGTAGCTCAGCCGGATAGAGCAGCCGCCTTCTAAGCGGCGGGTCGGGGGTTCGATTCCTCCCAGGATCGCCAAGATTAGTCACCTGAATTGTGGTGAGTTGGTCGCTGACCAAGATAGAGCAAACAGAGAGAAATCAAATGACAAAGACTGATGTGACAACTGCAAAGACCTCCGCTGTCGGTGCTGCCTTCGACTATGGCGAGATGAGCCATGAAGGTTTCGAAGATACCAAGATCGCCGACCTTTCCATTCCTTTCATCAACGTGCTGCAATCGCTTTCGCCGGAGGTGACCGAAGAACTCGTCGCCGGAGCCAAAGCCGGTGACATGTTGAACTCGGTCACGAAGGAAATCCTCAAGCAGCCGCTTGTGGTGATCCCGATCGAGAAGGAAGAGTCGTGGGTCGAATGGATTCCTCGGACCAAGGGTGGTGGTCTCGTTGGGCGTCACGAGCCTGACAGTGAAATCGTGTTGAACGCGATCAAGAAAAACGGCGGCTCGCGTATTCCGCCCAAGGATGCAGAGGGCAAGCGCCTTCCGTTCAAATCGCCGGATGGTAACGATCTGATCGAGACGCACTACGTCTACTGTCTGATCACGAACGACGAAGGCACTTCGATCGACTCCTACTGCGTCCTCGCGTTCTCGTCGGCCAAGATCAAGGCTTACAAGGACTGGATGACTGCCCTCTACACCCAGAAGGGTCGTCCGCCGATCTTCGCGAACCGCGCCAAGATCAGCACTGTCAAGCAGAAGAACGATTCTGGCACCTTCTACGTCTACGGGATTGCACCGTTCGCTGCGACGTGGCGCGAATCGTTGATCAACCCCAACGAAGAAGGCATGGCTCTGCTGAACGAGGCCAAGTCGTTCCGCGACATGATCAAACAGGGTCTCGCGAAGCCTGACTTCAACAGCGTCGCTGGAAGCGGTCCTGACGAGAACCTCGGCGCTGCGACCAATCCTTCGCAGGAACGCAAACGTGCGAAAGCGGATGACGACGAAATTCCGTTCTGATACGGAACAAAAGTCGAGGCCGAGGAGCAATTCCTCGGCCTTATCATTCTCAGGAGCAACTATGCAATTCTCACCTCAACAGGATGCAGCCCTTCTGATGGCAGACGACTGGTTCCGTAATGGTGATCAGCAGGTATTCCACTTCTTTGGGTATGCAGGAACAGGAAAGACCACACTCGCTCAGTATCTCGCACAGAATATCGATGGTGAAGTTCTGTTCGGAGCGTATACTGGAAAAGCTGCTCACGTCCTTAAGACAAAAGGATGTGACAACGCGGCAACAATCCACTCAATGATTTATCATAGCCGAGACAAGTCTCGCGCGAGATTGAAAGTCATGCAGGAGCAACTCGACAATCTTCTCAAAGAACTAATCGACGCTCGTGTTGAAGATATCGAAATGCACCCGAAAGTTCGACAACTCCGTAAAGACATCAAGGAAGAAGCGGAGAACGCTGATCAACCGATGTTCATACGGAACGAGGACAGCGTTGTCAAAGATGCTGCTCTCGTCATCATTGATGAGTGTTCCATGGTTGATGCTCGGATGGGCGAAGACCTTCTTTCGTTTGGAACTCCTGTTCTCGTCTTGGGTGATCCTGCTCAGCTTCCTCCTGTCGGTGGCGCTGGCTATTTCACAGAGAACGTTCGCCCAAACGTGATGCTGACAGAAATTCACCGTCAAGCAGGTGAGAGTCCGATTATTCATCTGGCTACCAAAGTTCGCAACCAAGAGATGCCGAACATCGGTTCATACGGCAACAGTCGTATCATCGAAAAAGGCACGAAGATGGACCCAGAGGAGACGCTATCTTACGATCAGATCTTGGTCGGCAAGAACGTCACACGCTTTGCGACCAATGACAAGATTCGCAGGCTGAAAGGTATCGACGACCCATATCCGATCGTAGGTGATCGCTTGGTCTGCCTGCGAAATAACAGTGAGCTCGGTCTGTTGAACGGTGCTATTTTCCACGTCAGCGATGTGACTGGTGTCATGGATCAAAAAGTGTTCATGTCAGTTCAACCTGAGGACAGCATTGTCTCGGTTGAAGTGTCAGCTCATGAACATCACTTCCTCGGAACTGCTGACAAACTCGGATGGTATGAGAAACGTGAAGCCAACGAATTCGACTTCGGTTATGGACTCACAGTTCATAAATCCCAAGGCTCACAGTGGGACACAGTCTGTGTCCTAGACGAATCCTACTGCTTCCGCAAAGACAGATGGCGGTGGCTCTATACAGCGATCACAAGAGCGGCGGAAGAAGTTACCGTCGTCAAAATGTAGATAGGACACGAATCATGTTTCAGGAGAAGAAGCGAATGTCTGGACCTCAGAATCCTCATTGTGATGCAATCGGTGCAGAGAAATATCGTGGTGAAAATGAAAACCACAGGGAGGCTACCAATCGAGTCGCTGGATTTCTTCAGGACAGTCACGAACACTACATGCACTTTCGTGAGATCACCATGGATCAAAGATTCATGCCTCCCGGAAGAGTTCAGGCCGGAGCAGGATCGCTCAAGAACGTGACGCTCTACAACTGCTTCGTCATGCCGACGATTCATGACAGCTTCACCGATGGACCGACAGAAGCAGAGCGCATGATCGAGCGTGGCAATGGCTACTTCAACTCTGAGAGTATCATGGACGTGGCGAAGCTGGCCGCTATCACCATGCGCCAAGGTGGCGGCGTCGGCTATGATTTCTCTACGTTGCGCCCTTCTGGGGACATGATCAAAGGCGTTCAGTCAGTCACAGATGGGCCTCTTGCATTCGCCAGCATTTTCGACATGGTGTGTCGTGCAACGGCCTCGGCCGGAAATCGCCGTGGAGCTCAGATGATGGTTCTTCGCTGTGACCATCCTGATATCGAGAAATTCATTCGAGCGAAACAGGTTGTCGATGCTTCGATTCCGTGGCACCTTCGTCCGCTGCGCGGTTTCAACATGTCGATCGCCATTACCGACGAACTGATGGAGTGCGTCTCCACTGGGCGTCCGTTCATGCTGAAGTTCGGTGGCCGCAACTATCGCGAAGTTGATGCTCAGGCACTCTGGGACATGATCATGCGTGGAACCTACGACTGGGCAGAACCTGGAGTTCTGTTCATCGATCAGATCAATCGCATGAACAATCTCTATTACTGCGAGACGATTGCGGCGACGAACCCGTGCGGCGAACAGCCTCTCCCTCCCTACGGAGCCTGCCTCTTGGGCTCGTTCAACGTGGTGAAGTATCTCGTCAAGGGTGCCGACGGGAAATGGTCGTTCGACTGGGACTTGCTCGCGAAGGATATCCCTCCGGTCGTTCGTGCTATGGACAACGTCATCGATCGGAGCCGTTATCCGTTGCCTCAGCAGAAGCTGGAAGCCCAAAGGAAGAGGAGAATGGGTCTCGGGGTGACTGGTCTCGCCAATGCTCTCGAGGCACTCGGGCTGCCCTATGGGACTGCCGAGTTCATCGAATTCCAAGATCGCTTGATGGGGTTCATCGCGAACAAGTGCTATCAGGCATCTGCTCTCCTTGCCAAGGAAAAGGGAAGCTTTCCGCTCTATGATCAGGAAGCATACCTCAAATCGAAATATGTTCAAGGTCTCGAAGAAGATACCATCGCTCTCATTCGCAAGTATGGCATCCGCAACTCACACTTGACTTCGGTTGCTCCGACCGGAACGATTTCGCTCTATGCAGACAACGTCTCGTCCGGAATTGAACCTGTCATCGCCTATGAGCAGAAACGCAACGTGATCATGAAAGATGGCATGAAGACTGTCATCATTCCTGACTATGGCGTGGCCTATCTCGATACGCGCGGTCGGACAGTTGCCAATGGCGGCATCACTGCTGCTGAGCATGTCGCAGTTCTCTGCACGGCTCAGCGTCATGTTGACAGCGCCGTTTCCAAAACATGCAACGTTCCAGCGAACTTCAAGTTCGACGAATTCAAGGATCTGTATCGCATGGCTTGGGAGAACGGAGCCAAGGGATGCACGACTTATCGTCCCGCTGGAAACTACGATGAGCCGATCAAGGCTGTCGATGGAAACGAAGCTCGCGACGAGGAGCAAGCGAAAGTCGTCGCGATGCAGGAAGAAGATGGGTTTAGCGGAGCCTGCGCCTTGGATGAAAATGGTCGTAAGACGGGAGCCTGCGCCGACTAGTTATTTGTCAGTCTTGAACAAATAAAGGTTGCCTCTAGTGTTGGACCGTTGTAATGTATAGGCTCTAGCACTGGAGGCAATGGCGCTTCCAATAAACGTAGAAATGGAGTCAATCATGACCGATAAGACCATTGCCTTCCTCGGCAATTCCTACACCCAAGCCGCTCTCGCCGCTCTCGCCGACGACAAGCTGCTCGAATTGCGGAACCTCGTCGCGACCAATCTCGGCGTCGCCAGCATTCGCGGTTTCAAAGATCACGACGCTGCCGTCGAGCAGACCTGGAAGGCTCTGGAGCGGTTCGAGTCGACTTCCGCCGCCGAGGCCGCTGATGCTGGTGCTCCCGTCGCTGCTGGCAAGCCTGCGAAAGCTCCCAAGGCTCCGAAGGAACCCAAGGCTCCGAAGGAACCCAAAGAACGCAAGCCCGCGAAATCGTCCATGCCGCAACTGGTCAAGCGTCCGACCCGCAAGATGTTCTCGACCATTTCGAAGATCGGCGAACACAACGGCACCGACCACGGTCGCGCTCACCGTTGGGCGAACTACAAGGACGGCATGACCATCGTCGACGTGATCGAGGCCGATGGCACCGAGCCGTGGGACGTCTACAACTGGACCGACAAGGGCATCATGAAGGTGACCGAGCCGACCGATGCGGAGTATACTGAGCGGCGCGCTGCTTGGTATAAGAAGCACAATCTGGTCGACCCTGATCTGTCGAAGGAAACCAAGGCCGCCGAACGTGCTGCTGCCAAGGTCGCCCGTGACGCCGAGTTGGCTGCGAAGAAAGCTGCCAAGGAAGCCGAAGCGAAAGCCAAAGCTGAGGCGAAAGCCGCTGCTCCGGCTGAACCCGTGGCCTCGGCCTAATCATGGGCCTCAGGGCGCAAGCGTTCTACGATTATCTCAACGAACGCGAAGAGATCCGCCTCCGGAAGGAGGCGGGTTTTTCATTTCCGTGGACTGATGACGAGATCCTACGGACTTACAAATTCACAAACGTGAGGAGACATCACGATCGCACGAGCGATCAGCTTCGTCGGCTCTTCTATGGGCCGAACTTCAACGATGACAAGCGCACCATCCTCATGAACTGTGCGCTATACAGATACTTCGGCACTTGGGAATTTGCACAAGCGATCGGATGGCAACAGTATGACACGTTCGACTTTGATGGCATTAAGGACTTGGCAGAATCACGTCTGGCTTCGCGCGAACGAGTGTTTACCGGAGCATATGTCATCACAAACCAAGGTATCTCCGCTCCGAAGCAGGAAGTGGTTGTCGACTACTTTCTCAAGGATCTTCACGCGAAGACACCGCAACTCGTGAAGATTGCTGAAGAGACCCAAAGCTGGGAAGAAGTCTCTGATCGGATGCGTATGATCGGCGGCTTCGGTGGAACTGGTTTCATGACCAAGGAAGTTCTGCTCGACACGACCTACACTGGTTTCTGGAACGAGACGTTCGAGCATTCCAAGGACGGGACGTTCTCTTATCCCGTCGACTGGGATAGCTGGACTCCTATCGGTCCTGGAGCTCGTCGTGGTGCTGCTCGTCTCTTGGGCGATGACTCTGCAACTCCTCTCACTGAACAACGATCCATGGACATAATTCGGAAGATCGGCGAATGGCAAGAGATGCTGTGGACTCACGACGGGAGACTTGTTCCCACTGATATCCAATTCGCGTTCTGCGAGTTCGATAAGTATGAACGAGTTCGTCTTGGTCAGGGGAAACCCAGAAGTAAGTATCATGCCTAACTGGCTCTTCTGGCTCATTGTCTGGTGGTCAATGTGGTTCATGCTGAGTCTCTTCTGGTATGATATCAAGAAGAAACATCTGAGCCTGAGTGTAGCGTTCTTTATGTTCCTATTCTCAGGCTTCACACCTTTAATCATGCTTATCTTCGCAATCAAAAGTAGTGCAAGCAGAGATAAGTAGAAGTTGTCTTTTGCCCCCGTGCGGGCTATTGTAGGTCGAGTAAAGCACAGGGGGTATCATGCGAATTCTCGTTGCATTGCATCAGGTCATGGACCTTGGTGGAATCATCAATCACACTGAGCAGTTGATCGGTGGATTGAAAGATCTTGGACACACAGTCCATCTCAAACAGTTCGTCTATGCCATTAAGGCTCACGAACAAAACAAGACTGGTGACTGGATCGTCGGCCCAAGTGGAATCCCACACGACCAAGGCAAGGGCTGGAACTTCCGTCGGAATGACCGGATTGCCTACAAGGGATCGGCTGCGCTGGCAACCGCGAAACAGATTATGGTCGATTATGACCTTATCATCTGGACGGTTCCTGTTCCGAGCAAAAACAAGGATAACCTCGGAAACCATGAATGGACCAATCTGTATGATCTGCCGAGATCGATCAAGCAGATTGCTTTCGTTCACGACGGAAACGTAAAGTCAGGAGCGCCGCATATTCTGGCGATCCAAGATCAGCTTTCTGGTATTGCCTGCGTTCATGACTGCGCTCTGAACGGAGCCAACTTTCTGACGACACCTCGGGCGCTGGTCGTGAATCCTCAGTTCAACCCAGTGCGGAAGGTCGCTTCTTGGGCAGAACGCAAGCGTGGCTTCGTCAACATGCAGACCTTCAAGGCGTGGAAACATGCTCACGAGTTGATCGAGGCAATCGCCTACATGCCGCCCAAGCGTGACGACGAATATCGGCATGTCGCAGGTCTCGGCATCGAGTATCAATACATGACGAGCGAGGACAAGTGCAAGCCTGAGTATTACCATCCGATTGATAGCCGTGGTCAGGGCGGTCGCTTCTGGGAAGTTGCTCTTGAGAATGGTATGGTTCATGAGGGCTACTGGAACACGCCCAAAGTGGAAGAGATGCTCGGAAGCGCCCGCGCTCTTGTCGATCCTTCTTGGTCGCGCAAATATGCCGCTGTCGGCGGTCATTGGAACCGCGTTGTCGTTGATGCTATGATCCATGGTGCTATTCCCATTGCGAGACCGATGGGAATGGGTGATTCGATCTTCGAGGCTGGTGTTCACTACTGGGATATCCCTGATGGTCATATCGATCCGGAGCAATACGCGAATCTCGTGCTCGAGGTTGGCGAAATGAGCCACCAACTCGCCGCGAATTATCGCGAGGCTGCGCTTCAGCTTCTGCCGATGTTCGACCGTGAGATCGTCGCTCAGCGAGTCATCGATCTCGCCTTCGGTTCCATCGACACGATTCGTGGAACTGACGATCCATCCATCCGAGAGAAATACTCGGATCTCATGTTCAACCACTTTGGAGTTCTCGCATAATGAGAGTGATCACTGTCCGCAACGTCTCTGAAGCCCTTCTCCTTGGGCTTCACACTGTTCGTGACGAAGGCATTCTTCGCGACAGCCGCAACGGTCCTGTCAGGGTGTTCAGGACTCCTGTGACTACAGTCTACAAGAAGCCCAAAGAGCGAGTGATGTTCTTCCCTGAAAGGGATGCAAATCCGTTCTTCCACTTTATGGAAGGCCTCTGGATGATTGCTGGTCGCAACGATGTTGAGTGGATCAGTCGATTCAACGGATCGATCGCGAACTACAGCGATGATGGTGTCACCTTCCATGGAGCCTACGGTCATCGCTGGCGCGAGTGGTTCGGTGTCGATCAGTTGGCGACTTGTGCCATGCTTCTGAAGGAGAACCCGGATGACCGTCGTGTATCGATGGGAATGTGGGACCCTGCTTCTGATCTCGGTCGTGAAGGCAAGGACTTTCCTTGCAACCAGATGGTGAACTTCCGTATCGTCGACGGTCGGCTGGACATGTATGTCTTCAACCGTTCCAACGACATGATCTGGGGTGCATACGGTGCGAACGCTGTTCACTTCTCGATGATGCAGGAAGTCGTCGCGGCGTGGATCGGTGTTGAGGTCGGCATCTATGAACAGATCTCAACAAACTTCCACGCATATATGTCGACCTTCGAGAAGCACTCCAGTCTCTTGTCTCTTCCGATTGCTTCAGCTGAATACGAAAGCGGCGAAGTTTCGCCGTATCCGATGGTGAACGGTCCGATCGAGGACTGGATGGCAGATCTCGAGATGTTTGTTCAGCATGGAGAAGTCATCGGCTATCGCGACAAGTTCTTCAAGCGAGTGGCGCTGCCGATGCTTCGAGCGTGGAACTGGCACAAAGCCAAGGATCACGAGATGGCTCTCAAAGCCATTGGAGAATGCGCCGCAACTGACTGGCAGAAAGCCTGTCGTGAATATATCATCCGGAGGATCAAGTGAATGTATAAGCTGCTCACAAATCAAGAGCGTGTGAAGTTTCTGCGCGAAGCTGCTGACGTGCAGAGACTGCATGTTATCAGGACCATTGGCGAATATTCCAATGGTCATCACTCTTTCAACATGCTGACTCTGCTGCGCCTTCTTTGGGTTGATGCACCCAAGGAACTCATCTGGGCGATCGTCGAGCACGATATCCCGGAGCGTGTCATCGGAGACGTTCCTTCTCCGGCGTTGAAACACGTCTATCACAACAGCAACGAAGCTGTCGTTCTGGAAGAACTCGATGTTCTTCAAGAACTGTTCGGCGAGCAGCACTTCATCGGTCTGAGTGAAGAACTCCATCTCTGGCTCAAGGGCCTCGATATTCTCGAACTCTACCTGTATGCCAGAGATCAGAAGCGTCTTGGCAACCTGAACTTGACCACGATGCAAACCGCGATCGAGGACCGGTTCAAGCGGGACGCTGCAAGGTTCCCCGAGCCGATTCTCAATCTCTTCCATGAATGCAAGAACTCTGACTGGGCGTTCCTGCCCGATCTGGGAGTTTGATCATGGGAAACACCAACTGTGACACCTGTGGCCACGACACGAATATGTGCATGTGTCGGAAGTCAGTGTTCGTTGCCCAAGAGGGTGGAGAACACTATCAGGCTGAGTATCAGCATTGGGACTGGGCTATTGATGTCGGCCTCGGCTATCTCGAGGGATGCGCGACGAAGTATGTTTCGCGCTGGTGGAAGAAGAACGGCCTTCAGGACTTGCTGAAGGCGAAAACCTACGTTCAGAAGATGATCGTCAACTTCGATGCAGTCTACGCGCTGTCCATCGAAGCTCCCGAAAACATCGACGAATTGAACGCTCGCTTCAAGAAGGCGAACAACCTACCCGATCTTGAATACCAGTTCTGCTGCATTCTGTCTGATTGGCAGCGACGCGAGCAACTTGAATTTGCGATTCAGCTGTTGGATGCCCTAATCCGGAGCGCTGGGAAGGCCGCTGGAGGGGCGCAAGCCTTGGGCGCTACCCTAGCACCCGCAAGCCCCGCAAGCCCCGCGCCTGCCCTGCCCTATGGGGCCGCTGCTTGTGCTGTAGGGCAGGGCGCGGCAAGCAACACGCCCACAGATGTCCATGGAACTGGTCATCCTGCTCCATTCGGTTATGATGGTCAGGGATGATGCGATATTCGCTTCATCAAGACGTCTTCACTGGAAGATTCACTGCCCTTCTGTTGGGCGGTGAGTTCTCCAACTGTGAAGGACAAGGTGATACAGAAGAGAACGCGGTATCGTCCTTGAAACTTCTGGTCAGAATAAAAAGGAAGAATGGCTCATGACCACTCTCAATTGGATATTGATGATAATCGTCATAGTCCTAATCCTGCTTCCGCCGAAGTGGGATCCAGCAATTCGTTTCAAGGAATGGATCGAAAGCCGTGGTAAAGAAGAAAAGTAATCCCAATCAAGGAGGGCCTCTTCAGCTTGGGTTCTTTACTCCGAAGTCTGGATGGTCCCCTCCGTCTCTCAGCGATCTCCCCAACTGGGAGGGAGCCAAGAGAATCGCGATTGACTGTGAAACACGAGATCCTAAGATCCGTGAACTCGGTCCAGGCGCTCTTCGTGATGGATACACTGTTGGATGGGGTTTTGCGATTGACGGAGGCCCAAAGCACTATCTCCCTTTCAGACACGAGGGTGGGGATAATCTTGATGTCGAAGGCGTCCTTGGATACCTTCGGCATCAGACCAAGCATTTCACAGGAGAATACGTAGGAGCGAACCTGTCCTATGACGTGGACTACGGTTACTCTGACGGATTCGAATGGAATCAGGAGGCAAGGTTCCGTGACATTCAAATCGCTGATCCGCTCATCTACGAACTTCACATGTCGTATAGTCTTAAGAACATTGCTGCTCGCTATGGAATCGAGGGCAAGGATGAGACTATGCTTGTGGATGCTGCTCGTTCCTTTGGGCTTGACCCAAAGCAGGGACTATGGCGACTTCCGGCGAGATACGTTGGTGAGTATGCAGAACAAGACTGTGCTTCTCCGCTTGAGATACTCCGCGCTCAGGATAAGATAATTGGTGAGAGAGGTCTGAATTCCATCTGGGATTTGGAGACTGATGTTCTGCCCTGTTTGGTTCGTATGCGGCGGCGCGGTGTTCTCATCGATCAAGATCGTCTAGCACAGATCGAACTGTGGGCAGAGACCGAAGAGCGTCAGGCTCTGCAATTCATCAAACACGAAACTGGTGTCAGAATTGACTTCGGTGATGTGTGGAAGCCTGGAGCATTGGCTCCGGCTCTTGAAGCAATCGGTATGCGTTTGTCGAAAACTTCGACAGGAGCGCCTCAGATCGATAAAGCCTTGTTGTCAGGAGCGAAGCACCCAGTAGCGACTGCGATTCTTCGAGCTCGCAAGGTGAATAAGATCAGGACCACCTTCGCTGATTCGATTCGCCGTTACATGATCAACGGGCGCATCCATTGCAGTTTCCACCAAATCGCACGAGAGGACGAGGAGGGAGATCAGAAGGGAGTTCGCTACGGACGTCTATCTGCTGGCGATCCCAACATGCAGCAGCAGCCTTCTCCAGATCGTGATCCTGATATTGCTGGTGAATGGCGCAAGATCTTTATTCCAGAGCCTGGAACGATCTGGGGTTGTAACGACTATTCTCAGCAGGAACCTCGCTGGATTC